ATGCCGGAAGGAGTGAATATAGAGTGCGAAAGGGATGTGGAGAAACAATTGCTGGAACCATTGCTCAATTCAATGGGATGGTATGAGAACAAAGACTTCATTCGCCAATTGCCAATACATGCAGGACGTGGGCACCGAATATTTCCCGACTACGCTCTGCATTACGACAACAAGCCAGACGAAGAAAAAGCAAAGGTCTTAATTGAGGCAAAATTCTACATGAAGAACAATCAAGAAATAGAAGAAGCATTTTTGCAAGCTCGCTCATACGCTTGCCTCCTTGAATCTACTGTAATAGTCCTCTGTGATAAACAATGCTTAATCGTTTATGAGAAGAAACAGAGTTTTGACCGAGACAGTTATAAGAAATACTACTGGGGAGAACTTGAAAATCCCGATGTGTTCAACGAATTAAAGAACAAACTAAATATCTAAGATTATGATAATCACAACTACTAATAATATAGAAAATTATTCAATAAAACGATACTTAGGTGTAGTAAATGCGAATATAGTTATTGGAGCAAATTTTTTCTCTGATTTTGCAGCATCACTAACAGATGTTTTTGGCGGACGCTCTAATACCTATCAAAACAAGCTAAACACCATATACAAGGAAGTAATGGCTGAATTAAAAGCAAAAGCCAAATCTTTTCAGGCTGATGCTATTGTTGGATTACATATAGACTTTGACGAAGTTTCCGGTGGAGGAAAATCCATGTTTATGGTATCTGCATCTGGAACTGCTGTTATGATAGAAAATAACTTTGAAGATAGATACTTCATGTACAAAGCTCTCAGTGACATTCATGACTATTGGAAAAAAGGATTTCTATCAGAAGAAGAATACAATTATGAAAAAGCAAGGATTATAGAAAAGTATAATAGCGCAATTTCGGCAGAGGTTACAGTAGTCAAAGAAACTAAAGAATACGAAGCAAAAAAGTTAAGAGAGCAAGAAGAACAAGAAGCTTATACTAAGAAAGTTCTTGAAGAAAAGCTAATCATAGCAAAGAAGGAATTAGAAAACAGATGCCCATGTTCTGAAGATACCATAAAAGAAACTACACATCTTCAAATACAAGCATCAGACTACAATAATATTCCATATAATACTGACGATTCTATGGAAAGTATAATCGCAAAGTTTATTCGGTTAAACAGAATACCTGAAGCTTGCAAATATTACATGGATGAAACCGGATTGAACGATACAGATGCTATTGAGTTTGTAGTTGATACTTATAAGAAAATAGACCAGATAGACAAAGATGCTTTTGAGAGGCTTCTTAATAAATTGAGGGTATTAAAAAATAAAGGGTTTATTGAGCAAGCAATTAATGAATATCAAAAATTTACCCTATCAGAAAAAAATGCGGCAGAAACATTTATTAATGATTTATAAAATAGACTGATTATGGTTGACTTTCTAACCATCATACTCCTAATATTCGGAGTACTGCAAATCATCCTCTTCTTCAAGGTATGGGGAATGACGAATGACATCAAAGAGATAAGGAACAAGTACCTTAAAGACGAGGACGAGAAACGAAGACAAAAAGCAGAATACGACCCAACTCCCAAAATCAGCGGTGGGGTTAAAACAACAATATAGCCGGAATTATTCCCCGGCTTTTTCTTTCCCTATTCGCAAGTTGTGCAAATGTTGTGCAGATAGCATAAAAAGAAAATGCTAACAAGTTGTCAATGAACCTATTAGCATTTTTCCTTGTGATTCCGTTGCCACTACTTTTTATACTGGCTGATAGTCAATTATATATCTTTTGTTACCTAAATTACTTTTAGGAAAGGAGGTTTTAATCAACACCTGGCATTGAACAATACACATAGTAATCTTCCTCAATACAAGTTATTTTAACGTCAAATCCATCAGGGTCAATTCCGTCTGTGCTGATGCAAATAGTATCTCCTACTTTCCCTAATAATTCTTTTATTTCCACCTCAAAACTGAACTGCCCAGCTTCAACAATATAGAGATACGCTTTTTTATCCATATTACTTCTGCTTTTGGATTAATATTTGAATTGTTCTTTCTTTCTCAGTTATCACTCTTTCTTTTTCCTCCAATAGAGCGTTGAGATGCTCTATCTCTTTGCGACACTCGCTTAAAGTTATATCTCCAGAGATTTTATTACCATTGCCCTTAACTTGATGACCTATATTAATTCCAGAAGAGTTTATATCTCTATCAAAAAAATAATCTATTGGTACATTAAAATAATCTGCTATAATTTCCAGGTTGTCGGCACCAGGAATCGAAGTGTTATTGAGCCAAACATATAAATTTGATTTAGATACACTTGTGTCTTTCAAAAACTGTGCTTGACTGATCTTTCTATCTTCAAATAATCTTCTTATTTTATCAGGATTAAACATGTTATACTATTTATACTAGATTTAAATAATAATATAAGATTAAAATAATAGGATTAATATTTTGATATTAGGCTATTATTTTAAACCTTTGCGTTATAAATATAATAATAACAATCGTAATATTTAAGATTATGGAAGAGAAAAAGCAAAAAATGGTACCCAAGTACCATTACGACCAGATGGAGAAAAGCACGAGACTGAGGCTCCGTGATGAGTTCCTAAGAAGAAGCGGTATGTCATTGATTACATTCTACGACAAGTTAAGAAAAGACTCCTTCAAACCTTTGGAAAGAGAACTATATGAGAACATTTTCATAATTCAACAAAATTAAGAACCAATCAAATTATGGAGGAATTTAAAAGAATACCCTTCGGTGGTAATCCCTATGCGGATTTTGAGTTTTTCAAGGTAGAATTAAAAGTCTGCGATGTGAAATACACTCCAGAGCAGATTTATGCACACTTTGAATTCACAAGTGGGTACAAAGTAGATGTACAAGGTACATTTTATCCCTCACTAATTCGCAAAGCTATAGTTCAAGTTCGCGAAATGGAGCAAGCACATATTACAAACTCATCACGTTGTGAAATTCATGCCGATAACTAACATCGAGTTCTACAACACCCCCGAAGGTGATGTGATGATTAAAGAACTTGGGCATGCGGCAGTTGTGCTTTGTGAGGACAACCGCCCGACCATCGAGTACATGCTTGCTGTCATCAGGGACAGATACCCGAAAGCACATGCCAGGTTAATGCAACTTTACTCCAGTAGTACAATGAATAGGTGGCATTATGAATTCCGGGTAGTTCACCGCTTCATCCGCTGCAACTTCGGCGAGTATGACCAATACAACCTTGACATCAATAAGGATGGACAATTCGTATTCGAGGAGGTAAAGTGCCCACTACGAGGTGAGTGCGAACATGAGGGAGTGATTTGTCGCCCGGAACTTGACACGGCACTAACCGCCCGTGAGATGAATGTTTTCAGACTCATCGCTTCCAATTGCCAGACGGATGATATTGCAGCGGAACTGCACATATCACCTTATACGGTGAACCGCCATCGGGAGAATATCAAAGCGAAAATCAAGGTTCATAATGTGAGTGAGATGATTTCTTACTGGCATCAGAACCAGATGAAATGAATACCAATAAAAAGAAATATCAATGAAGAAAGGTCAGAAAGTACGCATTCTGCGTACCAATCAGGTAGCGACAATCGTCGAAGTGGAGTTGATTCGTAAAGGTGGCAAGGTACACCGGTACTGCCATCTGAAGGTAGATAAAAAGCCGGACTTATGGCTGGACTCTTCAGAACTGGGTGGATTGGTAGAAAGGTGCCGGATTACTTTCCATGATGACAGAGGGCAGGAATTATACTTCGATGTGGAGCGTGATTATGGTAAGGAGAATTTGAGCATGACATTGACCGGACGTCCAGAAAACCTCAAGGAGCATCACGGAATCAATATAGTGATGGCCGAAATGTTCCTCGATGGTTTTAAGGCACACCAATCTCATTCTTGATAATCACCACAACATATGACGGAAGAAAATCTTACACCATATATCCCTATCGGAACTTTATTCAAATACCTGCTCAAGGATTACCGTAGGGAGCGACAGCGCACCATTCATATGGAGGCCCAAGTCAGAAGTCTGTTAAAGCGGAACGCCTATCTTGAGCAGGAAATAGGCAAAGTAAAGCAAAGACTGCTGAAGAAGGTGGAAAAGAGTGAGAAACAGATTGATTACTCGCAGGAAATCAGCCGGCTGCACCAGGCTGTTTCCTGCCGGAACAACACGATAGAGCAGCTCAGGAATGAGAATGCCCGACTGAAAAATGAACTCGATACGTATTTGCTGTTTCTCGGTAAGATTTAAGTCCTACCATCCGAACCCGGAAACAGTGTAATTCGTAGCGGCAATATACAGAACTATGTACTTTACTCAAGACGATATAAAACGAATCAAGGAGGCTTCCAAAGGCAGGCTCCTTGATGTTATCGGTGACTTCCACGAACTGCGCAAACGGGGGGCCGAATATAAATGCGAATGCCCTAAATGCCATGGACAGGAGAAGTTACATATCTCTCCGGCCAAACAGATTTTCAAATGCTTCAGTTGCCCGGATATAAAAGGCAAGGAACCGCTGGACTATCTGCAGAGGGCGGAAGACATGCAATTCCTGGAAGCATGTGATTACCTGGCACGCAAATTCAATGTACTGCTCGATCCGAAGCCGGAGAAAAAGGCTCCCAAAGCCGCCAAAATGAAAAAACGGAGCAAGGAAGCCAAGGGAGAAAGTGTCGATACATTCTGCGCCCGTATGCTTGCCGGCAGCGGACTGACCTATCAGGACGTGACGGCACATATCTTCAAGAAGGGAGATACACAGAGCATTTTCGAGGCGAAGACTTTCCGTCCGGGAACCGTTGACGAATACGGCAATATCGTTGACGGGGATGATGTCATCATCGAATATTACGACCTGGACGGCATGCCGGTCACTTATACCCGTAAGCTGCCGGGGCGTGGCAAGCAGGAGCTCAAAGTGTATTACCGCGTCCGCTGGCAGTTCCCGGATGAACACCGGGACAAGGAAGGGAAACCGTTCAAATACAAGTCTCCTGCCGGCAGCGGTACGCCCATATACATCCCGGAACGCATGAGGCAGATGTACAAGAGGAAAGAACAGTTCCCAAGGCTCTACATCCAGGAAGGGGAAAAGAAAGCGGAAAAGGCATGCAAGCACGGTATCCCCTCCATAGCGGTCAGCGGCATCCAGAACCTGGGACAGAAAGGGGCGTTGCCGGAGGATCTTGTCAAGATAATCACTGTCTGCGGAGTCAAGGAAGTGGCTTTCATTTTTGATGCGGACTGGAATGATCTCTCCAATAATATAAAATTTAATACCCCCGTCGATACACGCCCTCGGTGTTTCTTCTCCGCTGCTCGCAACTTCAAGGAATATATGCGTATGCTGAAGAACCGCGGCATCATGGTGGAAATATTCATTGGCCACATCAACAAGAACGATGAAGGCGACAAGGGACTGGACGACCTCTTGGCCGATAAACTGGCCGGCCATGAAGAGGAACTGGCCGAAGACCTGGAAGTGGCATGCAATGAAAAATCCGGAATGGGAAAATACGTGGAAGTATTCAAAATCACCACATGGAATGACCAGAAGCTGCGGGAATTATGGAACCTGCACAGCCATGAGAAATTTGCCGAGCAGCACCGCGAGGTCCTGCAGGAGCTTCCGGAATTTATCTTTGGCCGCTATGCCTGGAAGTTTGACGAGAACGGCAAACTGGTATCCGCCCTACCCTATGATGAGGATGAGAAGTTCTGGAATGAGGACTACAAGGAAACGAACGGTAACAGGGTGCCGGTGTTTGAGTACGACTATGTGGCCGCCAAGACCTTTTTCCAGAACCGGGGTATCGGCCGTTACCGCCTGCTCGATACCAAACTCTGGACATATATCCATCTAGAGCCACCGGTAGTCCGTACCATTGACGTGGAGGACGCACGCGATTTCATGTTCGCCTTTGCTGAACAGAACTGCAGCCGCTTCGTCAACAACCAGCTGCTCAAGGGAGGATCGCAATACGTTGGACCGTTCCAGATGTCAAGGCTCGCCTTCATCCAGCCGAACTTCATCTCCCCGTCCCGTGACGAGCAATATTTCTATTTCCGTGACCGTTGCTGGCACATCACCCAGCATGAGGTCAAGGAAGTGGGATATGAAAGCATCACCCACCAGATATGGGATGAACAACGGAAGAACACCGATGCCAGATACCTCGGCCACCCCCTCATTGTGTTCAGGGAGAAGGATGGCAGGTATGACTACGAACTCTCTCCGGAAGGCAGGAAATGCCACTATCTCCAGTTCCTTATCAATACCAGCAATTTCACCTGGAGAAAGAGGCCTGAAGAGATTGAGGAGAGTGAAATCTTTGAAAACAACCTTCATCTGCTTTCAAAGATGTGCGCCATCGGCTACATGCTGATGGAATGCAAGGACGCGAACGTGACACGTGCCGTTATCGGCATGGACGGCAAGCAGTCGGAAGTCGGTGACAGCAACGGACGCAGCGGCAAGTCACTTGTCGGTGAGCTGATGCGCCAGGTTGTCGATACAGTCTATATATCCGGGAAACGGACTGACATCTTCAACGACAGCTTTATCTGGAATGACATCGACGAACGGACACGCCTGGTATTCATCGACGATGTCATGCTGAACTTCAACTTCGAGTTTCTGTTCCCCAATCTCACCGGAGACTGGACCGTGAACAAAAAGGGTGGCGCACGTATCACTTATCCGTTCGCCAAATCACCCAAAGTATATATTCCTACGAACCATGCCATCCGCGGTACTGGTTCCAGCTATACCGACAGGCAATGGCTGATAGCCTTCTCCGATTTTTATAATGACAAGCACAAGCCCATGGATGATTTCGGGGTGCTGTTCTTTTCCGAATGGGACTTCACCCAGTGGAACCTGACCTGGAACATGCTGGCCAACTGCATACAACTCTATCTTAAATTCGGGGTCGTGCAGGCACCGGGCGAACGCCTGCAGCAGCGTAAGCTAAGGCAGGAGATTGGCGAGACCATCATATCCTGGGCGGACGAATACTTCAGCAGCGAAGAGCACTGCCGCCGTACCCCACGCAAGGAGATTTATGACAATTTCTGCAACTATGATCCGCAGCAGCGCAAGTACATCACTTCCACCGCCTTCAAGGACAAGATAAAAAAATACTGCGAATGGAAGGGCTGGGTGTTCAACCCACACAAGTATGACGCCAAAAGCGGTCTGCCTCTCTTTTTGGACAAGGACGGGAAACCGGTCATAGATGACAAGTCCGGAGGAGTGGAGTATTTCACCATAGGCAAGACAGCCGGAGAGCAGACACCCCAGAGTGATCCGCATGAACTACCGGTTGGCAATCCGGACAATAAACTTGCATTCTGATGGGCGAAACACATTCCTGTATCATGGCCAGGCTTATGCCACTCTACGAGATGGCGCCCGAACGTTTCATGGCGTTCTATGATGCGGTGTATCTGATGTGTGTCGATCTGCCGGAAGGCTGCCGGTTCCGTATCTCAGACCGTTGCCGGGAAAAAGACCTGGAACTGTTCCGGGACATCGTGAAGACTCTCATTGCGGAACAGCCTTACGACAAGTATGCAGGACAATTGGAACTGTCGGATGATATGGAGTATGTGCGGCGGACAACCGGCGTTTAACCTTCCGGGAACCGCTTCATCCCGAAATGGAGAAAGGGATAGAATATACCAATTTATTACGATGTAAAGATACATATTTTCAACGAATTACGCAAACAATCATGCTGAAAAAAGAGCACAAAATATTGGTGGTCGTTTCTCCGGAACCGGCTGAACGCAAGAGACTGTTGAGCCGCCTGGCAGTACGGCTCGGTTTCGCACTCATCCCTTCGGATGCAGCGAAAATCATATCGAACGACATCTACGGCATAGACCTGGCGACGGCCTATTTCGTTTTCTGCAGCAGCTACAATTTCCGTGGAGCCGTACTCACCAACCAGCGCTTGTATGAAATGGCGGCGCGGGGCTTATGTGTGGCTGTGGGAGTCCGTTCCATTCCCCGTGAATATGAATTCATCTGCAAGGTGTTCTATCCGGAAGATTTTCCGTGATGACATTCCCGGAAAACACAATGCGGAGTATTCTTGAAAGTGCATATTAGGTATTTGCCTGCATCCGGCTGTGCGTGAGTACAGTCGGATGCAGTTTTTTCTTCTGCCCCTTCCCCCCTCCCCCCAACCCGTCATAATAACGATTCGGACAAACGTGCATGGAAGTGGCAGCAGACATGAGAATTCCCGGAGGGGTATATTATTCTTTTTTTATTCTTCTTTTTAAAATTGGACTACCTTAAAAAACAGAGAAAAAATCGTGCATTCGTACGGATGTGCGAAATTAAGTACATATCAATCTGATATACAAATATTTATAAGCGTACAAATTCCGCACGAATCGTGCACGAATAGCGCACGAATTGTACTTTTCTTCAAAAAACGGCAAAAAGTACGCAAACGAAAGAATTAGTACGGTTTTGTACGCTTTTTGTACGATTATAATAACTTGATATTCAATAATATACAGAACAGACCATGTACAAAAGCACTGTCGCACGATTTTTACGCTATATTCGTGCAAGGGCTTGGCTATATTACCGGTATTTAGTATATTTGTATAAAAATCAATGCTTTAAATGACAAAGAAAGACCGATTTGTGTGTTGGCTCCCTTGCAAACCTTATGTCAAGCAATTCCTGCTGTACAATTTCAATGCCCCGGACGACACTTGGACAGAAATAGTCAATCTGTCCCCGGACAAGGAGCTGCAGAACGACTTCCTTTCCAGGCTTGCAAAACCCGGACGATACGAGAACAGATACCGGAACCTGGCACGATATACCGCCAACGTGGCGGTGGAGATACGCCGTGATGACTTCTACCGATACGGATGGGCGATGTCGAATACCGAAGTGGTGGCGTTCGGCAGTAAGGTGGAGAGACGGATCAAGCAGATGCTTTTCCTCTATCTCGACACCCATGTCAGTATCGGAATCCCACTCTCGACCGCCATCCGCAACTTTCAGAACAGCTTCGGCTTTGATGACGACACCTGGTCTTATGAGACTATCCGCAGGGAGTATAACCGGCATGGATATAGGAAAACGGTGGAGAATACCACGATTTTAGACTTTATTAACCGTATAATTTTGGGGAAGTTGTCCGAATTCGGGACAATTTCCCAGCAGGGAAAAATGGCTTATGAAAGCAATGCATTATGATTTTGAAAACGTCGGAGGATTGTTGCAGGTGATTGCCGTGCCTCCGGCCTCGTTCGTGCAAATCCGTAAGGACTATGCCGCCGATCTGAACTATCTGGAACTCCGCAACCGGGAGGGTATTGTTTCCATACCGGTATATGCCAATGACACCTATTCCTATAATGAAGACAAGGAGGTGAATGACGCGGGGGACTGCTGGAACGTTTCCATTGAAGGGGTGATTCCGAAACTTTCCCCGGCAAACCATCAGCTGATGGAGATGCTGGAGCGTGGCTTGTGGTATGTACTGGCAGTGGACGGCAACGGGGTGGTCCATTGGTGCGGGCAGGAGGACGCACTTATGCTGTTCAACACGAACAAGACAAGCGGACGTTCCGTGTCGGAACGGAACGGTACCTCATTCACGTTCACCTGCATCCAGGATGAACCGACCTCCTATATTGAAAACATGGAGGAAATATAACCGTACGGCTTCCTTTGCTGACACGCAACACTCTTTCAGTCAAATATTTATCTGTCCGCTGACGGTACCCAATGTCCTTGGGTACCGTTTTTTTTGCGTTTTTCTTTGCGCAAAAATAAGTTTTATGAACGAGACAGTTATCACATTATTCGGCAGTATTGACCGGTATTGGCACAATAAGAATTATCTGAAATACTTCCTTGACAAGGCCAAAGGCCAGCCCGTACGCCTGAAGGTTTCCAGTTATGGCGGTGATGTGGCCGAAGCGGTCGCCATGTCCGCCTTGATGGCCGAGCACGGTAACGTGACGGTGGAGTTCATCAGCTTCAACGCTTCGGCGGCCACCATATTGGCGTTCGGCGCCAAGTCCATCGAGATGCACGAGGACGGCATGTGGCTGGCGCATAAATGCAGCCTGGGAGTGGACATCTGGGGCCAGCTCAATGCGGACCAACTGGAGGACACCATCAAGGAACTGCAGAACAAGAAGAAGAGCGCGGAAGCCATTGACCTGATGATTGCACAGAAGTACATCAACCGTAGCGGCAAAAGCCTGAAGGAGATTATCACCCTGATGGAAGAGGAACGCTGGATGCCTGCCGCCGAAGCCAAGGAATGGGGATTCATAGACAAGATCATTCCCGGTACCCATAAAAAGCCACAGGTGACCAATGAAATGACCGACTGCTTCACCGCACTTGGTATACCGTTGCCGGCTATCGATTCGGAGGAGAAGCCGGAACCGGAAGGCCGTGACAAAAACTTGGTCTCCCAGATTATCGACGGTATCAAAGGGCTGTTCCCTGCCGGCAACAAGACTGACATTTCTAATTCTTCAAATACAGTTATGCGTAAAGAATTTACTTTCATCAACCAGATCCTCAACTGCGAAGGCGTTGAGGAAAAAGACGGTAAGATGTTGCTTACCGTGGAGAATCTGCAGGCCATCAACGACGCCGCCAAGGCCGCCAACGAAGCGAAGGCCAAAGCGGAGAATGACCTGGCTGTCGCCAACACCGCCAAGAAGACTGCCGAAAACAGTCTGACGGCAGTCGTGAATGACCTTGACAGCCTGAGTGACAGCGTCAGGAATGCCGCCGACAACAAGGCCAAGGTACAGGTTATCCGTGATATCGTGGCCAAGATTCCCGGAACGGCAACCGCCAGTCATCAGGAATCGAACGAAGACAGCAAGTTTGCCGATATCGCTACGGATCCGATCAACAGTTATGAGAATGAATAACATCTAAACTATTCTATTTATGGATTTTAAAGCACCTATTGACATTACCACGGTTCTGACCGCGGTAAAAAAGCACAGAGACATCCTGAAGGCGGTCGATAAGCTCGACGCTTCGGAGGTATTGAAACATTTCACTCCGGTACCGGGCATTACCGATTCTCTTGAATTGGGCAAGGTAGAGGGTGGAAGTATTTCCAGCAAGTACACCGGTAAGTTTACAGCTGGCAAGTATCTGGGTAAGATTGTTCCCCGCCGCTTGGTAGTACGTCCGGTTGTGATGGAGATGTCCGACGAGCCGGAACGCTACCGCCGTACCTACATTGCCGAGGTTCCCGGTACACTCCGCAAAGAACATCCCTTCGAGCTGTGGCTGATCAACCACGGGCACGAACTGGCATCCAATGATTTGCTGTTTGCCATCTTCACGGCAAAATACAGTGCGGATGAGAACAAGACGGACATTCAGGACTCTTTCGACGGTATCGGTACCATTATCACTGAAGGCGAAGCTGTCGGAGACATCTCCAGTGCCGAGGGTAACGTTTATGCGACCGGTGAGCTGACACTTGCCAATGTCGGCGAGAAGCTACTGGAGATGTGGCGCCACATGCCGCGTACCTTCAAGCGCAAGAAGAACATCAAGATGTTCATCAGCGATGACATCGGTGACATGTATGATGACTGGCGCAAAGGTGAAGGCGTGATTGTCATCGGACTCAAGGAGGACACTTCCGACACGCAGCACCTGCTTGGATCCAACAACCGCTGCGAGCTGGTGCGTGTTCCGAACCTTCCCGACGGCAGCCAGTTCGTCATGCTGACCACCAAGGAGAACGTATGCTACGGTTTTGACAAGGAGAGCGACTTCAAGTCCATCAAGCCGTTCATGTCCGGCAATCCCTATACCTTCGACGCTGCGGGCAAGTATGTAATCGGCTTCCAGTTCGTGTCTGTGCACAAGTCCGAGTTCTGCGTCAACGACCGTCCGGTGGACCCGGAAGGGACCAATCCGTTCGGATACATTGAAGTGACCATTACGCCGGATGAAGCGGCCAACAACGGAGGCAAATGGCGTATCCAGGGCGAGGAAGCCTGGCGTGAGTCCGGCACGTATGTGGCTGTTCCCGGTGGAAAGGAATATACCGTGGAGTTCCTGGAGGCTGCCGGATACACCACTCCTGCCGTGCAGAAGAAGACGCCCGCTGCGGGTGCAGTAGAGAAAGTGACGGGTACATACGTTGTTAAATCTTAAAAAATGGCGTGATTATGGCAGAAGTAGACCCTAAATTATGTATTGCCCTTGATGACATCAACGAGGCAATGGACTGCGAGAACCAGGACAACATGGGCGGTATCATACCGTCCGTCATCTTCGGTTATCATGCGGATGTGGCGACCTGGCCGGACTACCCGAAAAAGACGGAATCCCCTCTTTCTCTTGAAGAAGCCGGTACATTGGTCGGTGACCTGGTCATGAAGGAAGGCTGCAGGGCATACAAGATGGATTTCACCGACGAGCTGGCCGAGTTCAAGATTACCGACCAGGGAGAAAGCGGCGGGGAATCGTTCCTGATGGACCTGAATATCATTTCGGCCAAAATGCGAAAGAAGATATTCGGTTTCGAGAATGCGACCAAAGGGCGCAAGATGTTCTTTATCGTGACCGACAACAACGGCACGAACTACCTGATGGGTGACAAGCGGCGCGGCGCGCTCCGTGCATCGGGTGACGGCGCCACTACCGGAGCAAGCTCCACCGCACGCAACCAGAACACCCTCCACTACACCTTTACCGCACCGCGCAAATGTGTGTATGAGGGGGACACGGAGGACATCCTGACTGTAAAAGCCGCATCAGAAGTTCCATAAGACTTTTTTGTTCATGATTGGTTGTTCATGTCCGTCTCTCGCTCTCAGGCAGGGGCGGACACTTTGTTTTGTCCTATTCCGGCAACAAAAATCGCAATAGCTTTGCGTATCATCAAAAAACAACGTACATACAATGTCAAAGATTACACAGAACTACATTGAGGCGCGCAGGGACGGCATCAAGTGGCTGAACTCGCAGAAACGTGATTACAGCACCGGTGTGAATATCCTGACCCGTTCAGGATATAAGGGGTTTGTCGCCGCACGTCTGGCACGCCAGGGCGAAAAGCCGCATACCCGCGAGAAGCTGGAGTATGAAATCCGGCAGATGATCAAGGTGTGGTACCATCCGGATGACCCGCGCTTTGAGGATGTGGACCTGGCAGATGATGCAATGACGGGCAATGACGGGCGTTCCGAGACGGTTCCCGAAGAGACGGCTGCCGCCATTGTCGCCGTTGCGGAGAGGGAACTGGCGCGTGAGGCGGACGAACAGCCCGCCTATCCTCCGGTGATGGCCAAAATCATCTATGACTTCCGGGAATGCTACAATGAACGTTCACGGCTGCACCGGTTACTGTCCGAACAGGGTGAGACCAATACGGCGGCTGTATGCACGCAGCGCAAGGATATTGTCGCCCGTATAGCCTTTCTCTCCAACCGCATGACACTGCTGGCTGCCATCAAAAGGCAGTTCGAGCAGGACAGGGAACTGCCGACTGACAAGCAGCTGGACGAACTCTACAAAAAAGCGGATACCCCCGAAGAAAATCCGGAAAAGGAAGAGGATGAGACCGACATCAGTTCCCTATCCGTGGAAGAGTTGAGGAAAGCGAAATCCAATGCCAAGAGCAAGATTACCAAGGCAAGGAACATGCTGCTGTACTCTTCGGAAAGCAAGCCCAAGGATGGCAAAGAGAATCCCCTTCCCGACTGCCCCAAACGCGTGAAATACGAGAAGAAGGTGGCTGCCCAGGAAGCACTGGTAGAAAAGATAGAATATCGTTTGGCGGAACTGCAATAGGTTATGTTGGTCTGTTGCAGCGAGATTGAGAATAAGATGATGCCGGCGGATGACGCAGTAAGCCCTATGCAGGGAGACCGATACCCGGCAGGCTACATCCGCCGAACGGATGCGGCAGCCTCCGGCCATGACCTGGTTGCGGAGAAGCTGCTGCATCCGGACGCCATGGGGGTGCTGGTACCCGGCAGGGACAAGCATTTCTACTCTTCTGGAGCATTTAACCTGATCCAGCTGATTTTATATATTTTGAAGCAGACGGGTCCGGCACATCTGTTCCTGACAACCTATTCCATCTCTATGGATAGCATCAACGCCCTTCATCGCAAGGTTGAGACTGATGAGTTGCTATCGGTACGGTTCCTGATCGATAATCGTGTACGCAGCATCTCACCCAAACCGTTCGATTATCTGGTGACTACATTTCCGGACTGCTACCGTTGCCTGGCGCTTCATGCGAAGGTGGCGCTGCTGTATAACGAGGACTGGAAGATTACCGTTGTAGGCAGTCAGAATGCCACGCACAACCCGAAGCTGGAACGCGGAATCATCCATACCGGCAGTGATATTTTTGACTTTGACTTTAAAATGTTGAATGATGAATTTGACTCAGGAACAACGTGAGGAGATAGAGAAAATGGCATACCGCCTTATCCTTCCGGGGCTGATCGCAATCAATATCGGTGTGGATGAGACGGATTTTCTTGCAGAACTCCGTACTCCGGGCACCGAAGTGCGGACGGCTTTCTACCGGGGCCATCTTCGTCAGATGGTCGAACTCCGGGAGTCACTCATCAAGTCGGCCGCCAATGGCAGCAACCCGGCACAGCAGGAGCTTATCAAGTTCATCAAATCGCAACAGCAGTATCTTGAGTATGAATAACAACCGTCTAACGGCATCCAAAAGCAAGGCCGCATTGGAGGAGCAATCCTACGACCTTATACAGCAGCACATCATCGACCCGGAAAACAGTCCGCTACCGGAGCATCTGCGTGTACAGTGCAACCGGGTGCTGCAGATAGCACGCCTTTTGGATGACTATCCGAACGAGAGCCACATCATCAACATCATGCTGGCAAAATACCGTATCTCGCGTACCCAGATAAGGAAGGACATCGCCCTGGCAAAAGAACTGTTCAAGACACAGCACCAGTTCGACTGGGACTTCTGGTATGCCTGGATGATCAAGGACCAGATTCAGCTTATCCGGGATTGCAAACTCAAAGGTGATCTCAAGCAATGGAACAACGCCAAGAAAGTACTGCATCAGATGATTGGTGAGAAGCCGGCTTCCGTCGAGGACCCGCGACGCATGGAGAAGAACGTATTCTACATCCAGATCAACAGTATGGGGCAAAAGGTGGATATTCCTCTGAATGCCATCCGCAACCTTTCCCAGGAAGAGCAGAAGGTTTTGGTGGATTCGATGTACACGCCTATTGACGATGTACAGGCAGAAGAAATAATGAACTCATAAATAGATTATCATGAAGAAACTGACAAACAAACGCTTGATTTCCTATCTGGTTGACCATAAGCATATTGATATGGTATCGGTCAGCAAGACACAGATTGTCTGTACCGTGTCCGCCAAGTTCAAGCCGGACGAGGTGTCGCAACTGCTGGCTGATACCGGGCAGGACATGCCCCGTATGACTTCTTCCGAGGGTATGAACTACATTGTTTTCCCACGCTATTGATATGTCAGGACGATGGACGAAAACGTTTGGGAAGAGGTCATACAGGTCAATCCGGCGCAGGCGGCATTCCTCGTGATGCCGTACAAGAACGGATATGTCATCTACTCGCGTGCAACGGGTAAATCATTCATTACCGGTGCCGTGATAGATGACAACATCCGGCTGATGCCACGCGGCATCACCACACTCACCCAGGCCACCATCGGGCAGGCGTTGACTAAGACCCTGCCTTCAGCGTTCAAGATGCTGGAGATGCTCGGTTACAAGCAGTGGGACCCGGTCAGCAAGACCGGTGACTATGTGGTGTGCCGCCGTCCCATCGAGGGATGGTACAAGCCATACGAGCACATCATGTCATTCGAATACGGCATCAGCTTCAGCAACGGGCACATGCTCTACATACTTACCCAGGGCGGCAACAGCCGTGGTCCTAATGCGGACTACAACATCACCGACGAAGCGTTGACGCTCGATAAAGAAAAATTCGACCAGGAGGCGGCACCGACCAACCGCGGTAATGAACACATCTTTGGCCGCAAGTCCGAGAATCCCGTTCTGAAGCATCACGGCAACACCTTCCTTTCCTCCATGCCGTACACGCCCGAACAGAAATGGTTGCTTGAACCGGCCAAGTATTATGAAGAAGAACGCGGCATCCGGCTGTTTGATGTCTGGAACAGGATTGTGCGGTTACAGATGCAGCTCATTGATGCAAGGATTGCGAATGATGCGGGACTGTTCAAGGAGATTTGGAACGAGACCGTCCGTCTCAGGCAAAGTATCACGCCGTTCGTTTCACGTGACGGCACGCTCTTTATCCTTGGCTCTATCTTCGACAACATCGCCAATGTGGGCATGAACTATATCCTGAACCAGTACAAGGTGATGGATAAGCTTTCCTTCATGATAGAGATCCTGAACTTCATGGTGGATAAGATTGACAGCTGCTACTACCAATTGGATGAACGCCATATCTATTACAATGCAACCAATGACGACTATATCCGTGACTTTGCCGAAGATCATAACTACAACTGGCAACAGCTTGCCAATAACGATGACAGCCGGCGTGACCTGGACTGCAATCCCAACCAGCCGATAGAGCTGACACCCGACTGGGGTAGTGCCGCCTCATTCCTGGAAGTGGCGCAAGAGCGCAACTATGACTTCGTGACGAAGCTGCTGACACGTGAGCCGGTAGACAACAACATCAACGAGTTCTTTGTCAAACGTGATGAAGAGGATGACACCATGGTGAACGCGCTGATGGACAAGTTCTGCCACTACTACCGTAACCATATCAACAAGCACCTGCATTATTACCGTGACCGTTACGGGGATGCACGCCGTGCCAACAACAAGAAGTCCTACAACGAGCTTGCCATCGAGCGCTTGGAGAAGCACGGGTGGACGGTGGAACAGCACACCCATGCGGGCATGGAGCCGCCGCAGCATGACAAGTACCTGCTCTGGGCTTCCATCCTGGCAGAGAAAGACGAACGGTTCCCGAAGAAGCGTTTCAACGGCTCGAAATGCAAATATACACTCATCTCCATGAACAATACGCGTGTCATCGAGGACCGCGAGGGGCGTTTTGCCAAGGATAAGCGCAGCGAGCGTAACCAGTCCATCCTTCCGGAAGAAGCCACCCACTTCGGTGATGCGGTGGATAAGCGTGTATGGACGAAGTACGGGCACCTACTCAGGCAGGCATACGGATTCGTGGACGCACGTATCTGATTCACCTCATACACATACATCCGCAATCACAATCGCAATGCTTATGGCAGGACTCGCAACGTCCGCAATGGGAATCGCTGCACTTTAGGACAGAACGTCGCATGCAGGACTGGCCGAGGGGCATCCTCCTTGTCATATTTCCTTGTTTCTTGCGCTTTTGGTTGCGTTTTTGGATAGGGCGCGGTCGGCAGAAACTTCCGTTTCTGTTTCCATTCGGATGGAAAGAGGGGTATTATGTATTCATTATCAAAGAAGTATATTTCTTATAACATTCATTAACAAAGAGCACGGCGCGCGCAAAATCCGTACTGAAGGAACAGACAGGCAAATCTATTTCCTCCAGTACGGATTTTGCGCGTCTCAGCGGTAAGTAGCGGCAGCTACTTGCGTTTGTCCGCATCCATGCAGGTAGCCCCGGTCTTTTCCGTTTCAATAGCTAAGGTAGAGACCGTAGAGCGGTAAGCGTTCCGCTTGGCGTGCCTCCGTTTCTTTTCCGCAACTCCTTTTCATTTCCTGCATCTCTGTATGCGGTCAGGTAGTCTTTTGAGTCCGCAAATGTAGGGCACCGGTCTGACAAGCAAGGTCGGGCGTTGTCCGCTAAAAAATCTCCAGCCCTACGGGTAGTATTCAAGCCTTCGGTTTTAGTCGGAACCTTGCGGAATGTCATCCTCGGCACTTCAATTATTGCGGCATCAAAAGGCAACCATACCGCACGTCATACAGACACGCCGGAATAAAAAAAAAGTCGTTCCGGGAAACGGAGAAAATTAAAAAAGGCTCCACCCGACGACTCCAGAAATCCAGAATAAATTAAAAACTTACAGTTATGGCAGCAAAAAGAAACATTCCCGAAGCATGGAAAAATCAATGGTCTAAATTCATGTTTAACTTCTTTGACTACTTGCCTACCAAGTACGAGGCTAACGAACGGGAGTGGTCTATCCGCAGGATGATATGGGATTTTAAGGACGGGAAGCGCAGTGCGTCTGTGGCAGAACTTGTAGCGAAGAAGATGCGCGAGCAGTTCGGTGCGGAGGTTTGCAACGTGACGTTGGTCTGCATACCAGCCAGTAGCGGAGAGAAGAACGAAATCAGATACAAGGCTTTTGCCGAAGAGGTGGCACGGCTGACGGGGTGCAGGAATGCGTACAAAGCAATTACCATTGAGGGTGGACGGCTTGCCATCCATGAAATGAAAGCAGCCAAGACGGTGCAGACGGTGGAGGTCATCAAGTTTGACAAGCGTTTTTTCAAGGGTAAGAAATGCCTTGTATTCGATGATATACTAACGCAGGGGCATAGTTACGCACGGTTTGCGTGTGCACTTGAAACGCTTGGGGCAGAGGTCTTGGGAGGCTATTTCTTAGGCAAGACAATTCTTTTATAACAATTTAATCCATAGTAGTATGAATACTCTTTTTGATAACGATTGCCGCTACATGAGCGACAGCGAACTGATTTACGAAATCAGCAACAACAGACAGATTGTTTCGGACATCGAACGCAGCAACGAAGTGATAGACCTTGAAAAGTTGTTTTCCTCTTTGACTCCTGGACGCAGGAGGGTAGCCGTGGCAGCCGTGGAGATGTACAAGAGGCAACAGTCGCAGCAGGTGGAACGCAGGCAGATATTCAGGAGTGCAGACATATACGAACTGATGGGGCCGTTGATAGGAGATTTGCCGAATGAGGAATTTTGGGTAGTGTCAATAAACCAAGCCGGACGGCTTATAAAGAAAATACGCATATCGGTAGGCGGCATAGACCAAACTTCAGCGGATATAAGGCTGATTATGCGCGTGCTGATTGATACGGGGGCGGTGCAGTTCGCAGCGGTGCACAACCATCCGAGTGGCAACAGCCGACCGAGCAATGAGGACAAGAGGCTGACGGAGCAACTTAAAAAGGCGGCAGGGTTATTCAATATTAGGATGATAGACCATGTGATTATAACGAATGGTGGATATTACAGTTTTGGCGATGAGGGGCTGATTTGACGGAGGGGTGCAGGGCGCACCCATTCCGTTTGCTCGCATGCTCGCAAACGAAATGGGGCCCGAAAAGCGGAATGACTGGTCGTGTTACCGTTCCTTCAACCACGGAGGGGATTTTTACTTATGGTAATAAAATAATTACCCTATTCTTTGTGGGTAATAAAATAATTACCTATCTTTGCAGAGTAATCAAAAACAGATAACGATATGCCAACAATTTTAATTTTATTCGGTTTGAAGTTTAGAATTTATGTACGTGACCACGAACCGGTGCATGTACATGTACTCAGTCAAGACGGTGAAGCCAAGTTCCAGGTAGGTGATGAAATCCGGTTGATGGTCAATAAAGGAATGAAGCCCAAAGACATAAAACTGGCTGAGTCTATTATTGAAGAGAACAAAGAGTTGATTATTACAGAATGGGTTAAGATATACGGCAAATAAGCCGTATATCTCTATACATAGAAAGGAGTGATTATGGTAGCGAAAAAAGTTTGGTTCGAAGGTGAACGAATCTACATCGAAACTGATGACGGTCGTACGTTGTGGCAGTCAATCTTGTATTATCAAAGATTGAGGAATGCCACCAAAGAGCAGCGCGAGGATTATGAGCTGGGAGCTTTCGGCATTCACTGGGAAGAGATTGACGAGGATGTTTCTTACGAGAGCTTTGAATATGATGATCCAGAACCGGCAGGTATCTCCCGCTTGTTCCTTACACACCCGGAGATAAACGCTTCGGCTGTTGCCCGACGGATGGGGATGCAGCAGAGTTTGTTGGCACAGTATATACGGGGGATTAAACGTCCCTCAAAAGAACGGGAGCAGGCGATATTGAATACGGTGCGTGAAATCGGAAAGGAATTGAGCGGTATTTCAATTTAAAAAGAGAAGCGGAGCAAAAAACTCCGCTTTTCTTTTGTTGTTTCAAATATTATGCTCATATTTGCGGTGCGAAACAGTACAGCCCTGATTGGTTGTCGATGTGCATCGTATAATGCTCACAAGTTTGCGGGCTTTTTTTATGCCCGATTTTAAGATATTGGCGGCTGCCTTTCCCACACATTGTTTTTGCCTCGGCAATCATCATTGTACTGTTTCGCGACACGGGATATGGCAGCCGTTTTTCTGCCTTTACGCGAAACAGTACAATGATATGAAAAATCAAACATCCGGTGCGCTCATCGCACCAGAACCCGCAGGGGTTCGTGTATCCGAGAACTTGAAAGCTCTGAATGAGCAAGTATCCAACATCCAACGCCGCTACTACCGCGTCCTGGCTCCCGACTGCGAAGTCAAGACCGAAGCCGATCGCTGGTACTTCCGTGCCATTGTCTGGGCATGTGCCGCGATGGTGTTCCCTCCCCTACTGGCGGCAGCCGCGTTGTGTGTTTATAAGGCAAAGAAGTGCCGGAAAGGGGGTGAGGCATGAGCAAACATAAAAAAATCAGCGAAGATGGCATATTTGTAACGAGCCAACGCAGTCATTCAGCTACCAACACCGATGAATATAGTTATATGTTGTCGTATGGTGGTAATTATATAGCTTGCGATATGTCTGCCGATGAGTTACGTGAAATCATTTCCTGCATGCAAAATGCCCTAAAGGCTAATGGGGAAGGAGGTGAGAAATGAATACCGAAATCAATAACATCGTATTAACCTCCTCCATCAGCGAAACCATCTCGATTTTACAGGATGGCGGCGTCAATGCTTGTTGCAATACCATAGATAGAGCTACCGGATTAATCCTGGACTTGAAAGTCGACAATGAAGTTAGTGCTGATGACATTATATCCGTAATAAGTGATTTACGCATTGTGTCATCCTTGATAAGACGTTTGACTCCGGAAGAAGAGAAAGGAGGCGCACAATGAGCAAGAAGATAGGATTCCGTTCTTATCAAAACGACGAAGAACCGGACAAACGAGACGAATTGGAGAAACAACAAGCCGAGCGGCAGAAAGCCATAGCAAACTTCATCGGCCAGAACTACTCGCCCATCGGTACCACTTCACAGAAATGTTACAAGACCACCGCTGAACTGGTATACGAGCTGTCGAACATTGTCGATGGCGCTCCGATGGCGCTGGCCAAACAACTGGCTGATGCCGGGTACCATGTAGAATATTTGGCAGGACAACCCTACTGGGTGATGTACGAGAAGCCATAAAAATACTAACCGGACATTTTTTTTATTTTTGAAGTCCTTGCTCGTGAGAGTAAGGGCTTTTTTTGTCCTATGAGAGCAGATAGTTGGGTTCTATCTTTGTGACAAAAAAAGAGATATGATACGTTTTTTCACAAGATTCGTCGCCACCTATGGGTATGATTCACCGAAGGAGTTCTTTCTTTCGGTGGCTCCGAGCTTCAAGTACAACCTGCAATTTCCGGCCATCTCCTTCAGCGCCGTCACTGCCGTAGTCAGCGAATGGATAGGCATTACACCGTTCCTGGCCATGGCCATGCTCGTCGCCATTGTCTCGGAGATGTGGACGGGCATCCGGGCAAGCAAGGTCCAGGGAATAGGATTTGAAAGCTTCCGTTTCTCACGCTGTATCATCAAGCTGTGTATCTGGCTGACCATCATCTATATCACCCACTCGTTCTATCTGGAGAGCAAGGCCGGAGCAGAAGAAAGCTTTGTCATGCTGCTGGCCACCCTATTCTTTTCCATTGTCAAGGTGTTCGTCATGACCTGGTTCTGCGTCGAGCACGTGACAAGCATACTGGAGAACCTGGCGGTCATCGACGGCAAGCCGAAAGATGCGCTGATCAAGCAGGTGGGAATATTGTGGGTGACAGTCACGGATAAATTCAGAAGAAAGGCCGATGAGACGGAAGGTTAGCCATATGTTGCTTTGTGCGGTTATCGCATTTCTCTCCGGCTGGGCCGGCCACTGGCTGGGTTCCCGGAAACGGAGCATTGTCCGCGTACCGGAAACGGTAGTCAGGCATGACACAATACGCCCTGCCATTCCGGAACCGGAGGTGATTGTCCGTGAGGTACCCACAGAAGTGGATACGGCGGCTATATTGGCCGACTATTTCTCGGAGAAGCATTATCTTGATACAATTATTGAACGCCCTTACCTGAAAGTGGAGCTGACCGACGTCATATCCCGCAATTCATTACTTGACCGCACGGTAGTGGTGGACTACCGGCAACCGGTCGTCTGCAACAACGCACTGGTGGTGGGAATGGATGCGGGACGTTACGGATGTGTACTGTCCGCAGGGTACCGGTGTAAGTCCTGGGAGTTCAGGGCGGGCTATGACTTGTACAACAGGTCGCTGGTGTTGGGCATTTCTAAAACTCTTTGGCAATGGTAGTGGATGGCATACATGATGGAGTGGACTGTTTCATCTCGGAAATTGGGGAAATAAAAATCTCAGGAATCACGGATGAACAGTTGAATGTCCGTATTGAAACCGGAGGTACGGAGATTTTCAATGAGAGCTATTATGCTTTGAAAGGCAACGTGGTAATCCATGAGATAGGGGAAATGATTCGCAGTCACTTCTCCCTGCATGACCCGAAAGGGATGTCAAACAATGTAGTCTCTTATTATCAGGCTCCATTGTCCATAACCGCTGTGTTTTCAGATAAGCAGGACACGGTCCGGAGGAGTTTCAATGCTTATTACAGCCGTTGTCGCACATCGGTATCCCCGTCAGACGTGTTTTTTCTGACACATGAGAGCACAATCCGTACAGCCCATGATAGAATGGAATATCTAACCTTTACTGCCCATAAAGGCATGTCGGTGGACATAAGCATAGCCTACATGGATGCGGGAAAGGAAAAGTACAAGACAGTCAGTGAGCAAGTGGATGCCACTGCCGGTATGCTCGCTGTCTCTTTTTCACTTGACAAGATTGTACGCCGGTCCGGTATTGCCGTATCATCCATCACATATTATGATGTCCTATTGAAAAAGGATGGCGCTGTAAAGGATAAGGTAAGGTTTATCAATGATAAACGGCTGTACCGTAATATCACCAACTTCATTTACCGGAACGCATTCGGTATGCCGGAGACAATGGCATTCACCGGATTGGTGGAATATTCCCCCGAACTGGAAGGTGAAACGGTCGAACTGTTACAGAGAACCGTCCGCACTTCATCCAGATACATTGATAGCCGTACGGCAAACAGCGGCTATCTGGACACCAGACAATACGGCAAGGCACTGGATCTGATAACAGCTGATTCCTTGCAGCTGTATGATACGAAAACATTAACGGAAGTGGTGGTCACTGATATTGATTTCTCACACAGGCGTACCGGCAGCGAGAAAATAAATGTCTCGCTCACATTCTGCCAAGCATCACGCCTGCATCTGGCTTTCGGGCGTACCGGTGATAATGGTATTTATGGGCGGATATTCGACAGAACATTTGACAATACATTTGAATGATATAACGATATGGAGACAATACGCAGAAACCTGGCTCTGGCCGACATGGACATCCGCACGGACGAACGCGGACGCCGGCGCATCTTTTCGATAAAGTTCGTCAGTAAGGAAGGCAAGGTCTATTTCATGCCCCAGGCCTACGCCTGCGGTGCAGGACGCATGAACATGAAGGAATACCAGCTCCGGGGCGTGCAGCCCTGCGACTGCAAGGGAAATCCGGAAGGACACCCCTACCCTGTGGATATTGACCTGATACTGGAGTATAACAAAAAGAAAATAATATTCTGATGAACATATTGTTTAATTCAAGCGGCATTCCCCTGCTGATGCAGTCCACGTACATATTCGGCGAAACGACGGGGACACCCCAGAACGAAATGAAGGAGCGTACCCGAATCCTGGCGCCATATGACTTGTCGAATGTTTCCTATATAGACATCGACGGAGTGAAGGTGCGTCCATGGGGAGATGAGAATGATTTCCCCCAGAAGGCGGCTGAAGAGATAGGAAACACCAGCGTGCTCAATACGGGCCTGAAGTTTCTTCGTAACCTGACACTTGGGCAAGGCATATATCCTTGTACGGTGAACGGTTACGACAATGATGGTAACGAGATGCTGAAGCCCGTTACCGATAGCCGGGTACAAGCTTTTATTGCTTCCCGGAATGTGAGGCGCTACATGGAGAAGGTGCTTCGGGATTACTTGAAATTCGGTAACGGTGCCGTCCAGTTTGTGCCGTCGGCTGCCGGCAATTCTTTTGCAGGGGTCAATCCGGTCAATGCGCTTTACCGCCGTTATTCCGAAGTGGACGAATACGGAGCCTGCAAGTGCATCGTTTCCGGATATTGGCCGCAACGTCCGGACAAGGGACAATACACCAGGCTGGATGTGCTCTCCGAATACGACCCGCAGATGCACGCCGAGGTGTTGAAGTTTGCCGGAAAGGTGAAGGACAGTTTCATCATGCCGGTACGCGACAGCTGGAGCAACGACGACCTTTACGGCATGCCCATCTGGTGGCCCGCCTACGTTTGTGGATGGGTGGAGATAGCCCATCTTATCCCCCATTTCCTCAAGAAAGCCTACAAGAACCAGATAACCTGGAAGTGGCATGTACAGATACCGTATTCCTACTGGGAGAAGAAATACCCGTCCAAGGACTATTCTGCCAAAGAGCGTGAGGCGGCCATACAGAAGTACATGGATTCTGTGGAGCAGAACCTTTGCGGACCGGACAATGCGGAGAAGCCCATCTTCTCGCATTATGCCGTGAACGAGATGAACGGCAGGATTGAGGAGGAGTGGAAAATCAAGCCGCTGGAGAACAAATACCAGGGTAGTGACAATCTTCCGGTGTCGGCGGCCGCCAACTCGGAAATTCTGTTTGCATTGATGGTGAATCCGAATGTGCTCGGTGCAGGTATGCCCGGTGGCACCTATGCCGGCAACCAGGGCGGTTCCAATATCCGTGAGGCTTTCCTTGTGAACATTGCCAACGCGTGGATTGACCGGCAGAATATCCTGGATCCTATAGAACTCTATATCAAAATGAATGGTATGCCGGAATGCGAGCTGCGTTTCCGCAATACCGTTTTAGTAACCCTCGATACCGGCAGCGGTACCAAAAAAACATTGAGCTAATGATATTCAGTGCAAAAAAATGGAACAACGGCAAGGAGCTGAAAGCGGTGATGAAGGTGAACACCGCCATCTCCTTTGACATGATGGAGGCACCGCTTCGGAATGCTTTCCGGCAATACCTCGTACCGTTATTGGGCGATGCGATGGCGGGAGAAGTGGTCGAGATATACGAATTCGGTCCAAATCCGGATGTATTGGAACAGAATACCGAAGGGGCAACCGAACGGGAGAAACTGGACAGCCGCCTGCTGGAGATCTGCAAACGCGCGAACGCGAACCTGGCGTTCTGGAACGATTTCGATGAAATCAGCATGCGTATCACCGATGCGGGCTTCCAACGTCAGAAATCCGACAACGGCGAATCATTCCAGCAGGTGTACAAGTTCCAGGAAGATAACCTGCGGGCATCGTTACGCAACAAGGGGTTCAATGCGCTCGACGAGCTGCTTGAGTTTCTGTATGCCCATATAGCCGAATATCCGGAGTTCGCGTCCTCCCAGGCCTATCAGGACCGTAAATCAGCCATTGTCCGCAGTACCGCGGATGTCAATGACGTCTGTTTTATCAATGGCAGCCGGATTGTTTTCCTTCGCCTGCAGCCGCACCTGAAGTTTGCCGAGGAGATGCTCCTTCAGCCGGCCATCGGTGACAAGCTGTATGAGCATCTGATTGACGGACTGGTAAATCCCCCAGAAGACGAAGAAGCCCGGAAGAGCGTGGAGCGGTTGCGCCTTGCCTGCTCCCGCTACATTGTGGCAATGGCGGTCAGACGGCTGCTGATGGAGACGGGTAGCGTCACGGACCGGGGGCTGTACTTCACCGCTGTACAGCCGGGCGAGAAGGGCAATGAGGAGAAGAGACCCGTCGATGCGGAGCGCATAGCCGTACAGATCCAGAATCTGAAAGCGGATGCGGACATGTACATGACCGTGCTGCTGCGTACGGTACGGAACTGTTTTGAGAACTTCTATGAGGGTGATCCCAGGCAGATATACGACCGGGACAATGACCATAAACGCACATTCTGGACATGAGGGAGCTTCGCATTGCATACCGTAGATTCGGAATCCACCATGAGATAATCCTCCGTGTCCCTCAGAAGTGGGAGGAGCTGACACCGACACAGTTCCTGCTCGTGTCGCGGCTTTATCTTCAAGAAATAGACGAACCATCCTTCCTGAAGGAGTTCTATTCCCTGCCGTCCGGGGTTGGTTCCGACACCTATTACAGTTATAAGCTGAGCGAACTGGTGGAGTTCATCAGTGACTGCCGTGTCCGGATGGACCGCTTTATCCTTCCTGCCGTCTCCGGGCTGAAAGCACCGGGGGAGCGCCTGAAGGGGATGTGTTTCGAGCACTTCATGCACGTGGACACGGCTTTCAACCGATATGTCCGTGACGGCAAGGATGCCTCACTGGACACTTTCGTATCAATGCTCTATTTGAAGGACAACGAATATATTGTCCTACCGTCGGGTGGGAAAAACGGCTTATTTAGCAGGCAGAAACCGCTGATACTGCAAAAACGGATAATGAAGGTGGCAAAAATGGACAGGCACGTCAAGTATGCCGTATTTCTGAACTACGTTTTTGTCAAGAGGTGGCTTTCAAAGGCTTTTCCTTTTCTCTTTCCGTTGGATGATGAACCGGAACCGGAGGAAAATCGGAAAAGACCAACAGCACCGTCTGTCAACTGGCTCGACATCTTCGACGCTTTTGTCGGTGACGATGTGGCAGTGATGGAGAAATACCAGGCAATGCCGGTGGCAACGGCATTCCGTATATTGAATAAAAGAATCCGTGACGCTCAAAAACAGAAGAAATGACTTTTTCGGAATACATAGAGAACCTGGCTGAAAGGCATGTCGATATACGACACAAGGAGAATGATGAAGTACACTTCCTCTCATCAGAACGGGAGAAGCATACGGCACTGGACAGCGTGCTCCACTATCCGGCAGTGATTGTGGACCGTGGCTCAGGATTCGGTTACGGCGGTAATCCGGGTGCATACCGGAAAGACCGCGATTACCTGCTCTTCATTGTGGAGCATGTGTCCGACACCTCCGACTATGAGCAGATAGAGGCTGCCCTTGACAAGTGCGAACGTATTCTTGATGAGCTGCTCAACCAAATTTTGGAAGACAAAAGGAAGAAAAGGCTGTGGCTCGCTTTTTCCTTGGAGGATGTGGAAGCGGATTATGTGGTAAACAATGATAACCAGCTTTATGGCGTGGTTGCGGCAATCCATCTGTCCGAACTTTACAAGGTTTTGAATTGCCGCAATGCATTTTTATGATACAGTATGTCTGATACACTTACAACATTGAAGGAGCTGGCGGCACAAGTGCGTGGTGCCACCCGAAAAGGTGAGAATACGGCTGAAAAGATTGGACGTATTTTTGTTGGCATCCTTACTCTTATGGAAAATTCCGAAATTTCACTTGAAGTTACAAATGAAGACGATACGCTTGAGGTCTTAAAGGGATTGGCCGGGCAAATACGTGATGCTTCCATAGACGGTGAAAACACCGCTGAGAAGATCGGGCGTGTCTTTGTCGGCATCTTAAACCTCCTGGAACGTTCCGGTATCCAGTTTGAGATTGCCGAAAGCAGTGACTCCATTGAGGTTCTGAAAACACTTTCCCTACAGGTACGTAATGCCACCAATGAAGGCGAAAATACGGCTGAAAAAATTGGCCGTATCTTTGTAGGCATCCTGAACCTGCTGGTTAATTTTGGCGGTGACGGTTTCCTTGTCCGTAGCGATTTGCCTGACTATTACTATCCATCCATGCAGACAGCATTCAATGCAGTTCGTGCTACTTATCCGAACGGGCTTACAAGGAATGTGACCATCTCCTGCGTGAAGCCGGCTAAGGAGAAGCGAAGCAGCGGACATTACATAGCGTCTCTGTCCGGTTGGAACCGGCGAAGCATGTATATGCTTACCATTGACGGGAAGAATGATTTGTATCTGAACGGCAATGCTCTGGGGTGCCTGGCCTTCTCGAATGTGGATAATATCGTTATCAAGAATATCCATTTTGAGGATTTTTCCAATTATGTGGGTTATCAGGTTCCAGATGCGCTGGGTGCGATATCCTTTACCGGAAAATTATCGCAGTACGCAAGAAATATGTTCGTTGGCGGCTGCACCTTCAACGGCAAGTCCATGACTGATGAGACGGTCATGTCTACCAATTCCGTCATCCTGATAAATACGGAGAATGTGACAATCAACAACTCTTCATTCACAGACGGAGGGGGCCCGGTCGTCAACGCGGACACTTGCAACCTGCTTTCAATACTCAACAATGATTTTGTGCTTGCACCCGTCGGCGTAGGGTATCCGACTGCCGTAACAGTGAGCGGTGGTAAAATACTAATATTGGAAGACAACAGGATGTCGGGGGACAACCGCTACAGCTTCGTGGCCGTCACGAACATGGACAGGGCGTACATTCGTCGTAATTCATTCCGGAATGGCGGCAGCATGGCCCTTTCCGTTTCCTCTTCCGTACCTATGTCGAAACTGGTTATAGAATCCAATCTGTTTGCAGGAATGCTGTCGAATACCGGCTCCATCAATACATGGGCACAGGCTGTTATCGGTTTGTGCCCTATACGGGATATGGAATTGAACAGCAATACCTTCTACATGTCCGGTAACAACGGGCAGCAGTATTGTACGCGTTGGGGCACAATCAACAGGCTGGAGATATCCAATAACGTGGTTGTGGATGCCGGGCATGCGGTGCACTTCATATACGGTTTTGCTTTCGACAATGTAAGCGAACTTGTGTCAGACTACAACATATTCCAATACAAGCTGCATGACAACATTACTTATGGTAGCCTTCTGCGTGTGTTCAACACGGAAGGAGTCGGGGGTGGCGTGGAAATCAACGCGGACCGCGGTTGCCGCTTCTGGCAGCTCCAGGAGCTCGGCTACGAGCTGCATTCCGTACTCGTGTCCGACGGTGTGGATGCGGATGCTCTTGATAATAATCTGATGATTACTTCCGCATTGGATGGCGGTAATCCTGCAAACGATGCGTATGTGCCTGATATAGACTTATATTATAAATTAAAGTCAGCATCAGTCAACAGTCGCGGATGCTACAACAGGCATGGTTCTGTAATTGACGAGACGGCCATTGTTCCGGGTTACACCGGCTATAATATGGAAGACGAATCGACATTCAGCGATGCGGCTCAATACAGTAGCATGGCTGAAGACACGCTGCTGCTGAAGTCCAAGACATTGAACAGGAATCAGATGCCGGTGTTCTCGATTATAGGTTCTGCGGACAAGTACCTGGTTCTGGGCCGGTACGGGCTGCTCTCGCCGCTCCCGATATTGGATATCAATGGAGAGTATGTAGAAGATGAATTGTATGACATTAATGTGGAATGATTATGGCTGAAATTTACAATGACATATTGAAGGTTCAAATCGGACGCGTAAAGGCTTCGGTAAAGGCTGACAACTATTTTCCGGTGGCCGGCAAAGATACAATTCAAATTGACGCTGAAACCAGATGGGGGCAGACTTCGGAATGGCAGACGCAGGACGGAAGCGGTAGCACGGTGACAACAGCCGGTAATCTTGTAAAGCAGAAAGACAGCAAGTCTATTGCGATATCAGACGGAGGGGAACTTGTTCAAAAATTCATAGCGCGTAACAACCGGACCGAAACGATTGTTTCTAAGAGAATCTATGCAATGTTGCCGCAAGTGCTGCCATATTTTACCGTATCGGCCAGTGAGGTTGTACGGGTGGGAGAACTGTTCGTCGTCACTGTTTCCCCGGAGCACGGCTACTCAGGTGGTGGTGAAATGGTCGTAAAGGTGTATCGCGAGAACGAGGATTCGTCTCCGATTAAGACATTGACCGAAATTACCGGGCGCCCGATGTCTGACGGGACCGTTGTGTTTGCATCCTCCTTTGACAACGCGTCTGACCGTGGAATATACGATGTGGAAGTTGATATTACAGATAGGGAAACAGGGGTGACTTTCAGCAAGAGAATAGACAAACTCATAACGGTAGTTCCTGCCCTTTGTCCGAAACCGGCTGATACGACGCGAGGGTATGAAACTATCACTGTTCAGGCAGAAAAACGGTACGAGATACATCTGTGGCGTGATGTAGAAGGTAGTGGCTTGAATTATGCTGAATGGACCGCACCACACGGTTCGGTTGAGACGGCGGGTTATGACCTGATAGATATTTCGATGTTGCCAACCGGAACGACCCTATGTATCAGAAGAGACAAGAATGAGGTTTATCCAATGCGTATGCGCATCAAGGGCAATGTGCCTTCCGGTGTTTCATCGGAGAATGGTACGCCGAACTTTATGTATGAGCACCCCCTGGTCATCACGCACGATGAAGAAGGTGTTTTCGACTGGCCTTGGATGTCGTTCGGCGCCGTCACCTTCGGTGACAACATGCGCAATGTCGTATTGGACGGGTACGGGTACAACCGTACGGGAATCAGATTCCATCCATCGTCGGATGATGCTGCAATCAATACGTGCATTTTTGTTTCCGGCGGTGCGAGCGACATAGAAATGTTCGGCATTGACATAGACGGTACGGGATTCGCCGGCATCATGGCCAAGACGGACCCTGCCCCTGATACCCCCTGGTTCTGGCGTGGCAATTGGGTGCTTGACAATCTGCGTATCCATCATTGTACAATCCAGAATACAGCCGGAGAAGGTGTCTATCTCGGCTATTACGGTAGCGGCAAACTTAAAGGTACGAACGGTCAAGGGCAGGAAGTGGAATACTATGCCCATCTGCTGGACCACCTACGGCTGTACCGTGTCGACTTCCTCAATACCGGGCTTGACAGTTTCCAGGTGAACAATGCCGTGAATGTGGACATCTGTCATGTGAATACGACGGGGAGCGGAGCATCGAAACAAGGCGGTCAGAACTACGCCAGCTCGTCGGTATTCGACGGCAGAATGTATAATTGCAGACTCCTCCGGTGTAACGGTCCTATAGCTTTCTGTGGTCCACTGCTCGATGAAGTGCATATCTATAATAATGTAATGGAGGCAGGAAGATACAGCGGTGCCTTCGTGTCAACATTATGGAAGAGTTCCGATGATGAGCATATAGACCTTGACGGTGACGGTGTGGTTGATGAGATAGGCATGTACATCTACAACAACGTGGTGAAGGCTTATTCCCTTGGTTCCTTCAATACTGACTACAGCTTGATGAAGTACTTTATGGACGATAACATTATAATAACGGAGGTTGGTACAGATAAGGTTCCGAATATGTTTACCGGCGGAAAAGGTAATGTCTTTCTGAAGGCTTCTACTAATTATGAATATATTGATGAGTTGCTTAAAGTGGGAGATAGCGCTAACAACAACTATCAGCCCAACTATAACAGCCCATTAATCAAGTCGGGCATGGCTGGCCGAACTAAGTATGATATAAGGGGGTATCGGAATTGGTATAAGACAATAAACCGTACCGGCCCATTTTTAGGAATTTACAAGGATACGACCGTCGAGGATGTGACAGTACAACTTACCGGCATAGCAATCAACTCAGGTGCAACGGACACGACGGAACGGACAGTGTCGGTAAAATTCGACTATATGGGGCGACCGACAAGGTATCGTATCGCTGAGTTGGCAGGTTTATCTGGTATTGAATGGGTTAATTGGGCAGGTGACACAATAGCGTTCACGTTGTCGGAAGGATATGGAGAGAAAACTATCTATGCACAGATAGCCACGGATGATGCTGAAAGTGGGATTGTGTCTGCCGGTATCAGTTATGGTGGTATTATTCAGTTCGCAGACGCGGAGGTGAAACGTGTCTGCGTGGCGAACTGGGATACAGATGGTGACGGCGAGATAAGTATAGCTGAAGCTGCTGCTGTGACAACTATTCCCAACAACATTTTCAAGGGAAATGCCCTGATTGCATCCTTCGACGAATTGAAGTTTTTCACCGGACTCGTTTCCATTGCCGACAATGCTTTCCAGTCTTGTATAGCACTGGAAAACATATCTTTCCCTGATAGTCTGGAAAGTATAGGACAGCAGGCATTCTACAACTGTACATCGCTTGCGACGGTCAACTTCCCTGAACATATGGCTGAAATTAAGATACATGTGTTCTGGAAATGTGCGGCTTTGAAGATAGTTCGTTTGCCTGATGGCATTCCCACTGCGAACTGTCTCTATCAAAGTGGTATAGAGGAAGTATATATACCAGACAGTGTGACAACTGTTAGTCATTTCACGGAATGCCTGTCTCTGAGGAAAGTGGATATAGGTACTGGGATAAAGACGTTTAACCAGAATTCGTTCAACGGAGACACTGCTCTTGCGGTATTCATCATGCGCGCGATGGCTCCTCCTTCGTATGCGGGTTGGACCCTGCCGGATACGTTTACGGGTACGATTTATGTACCGGATGAAGCTGTTGACGCGTATAAGGTGGCAGATGGCTGGAGAAAATGGGCTTCGAGGATAAAGCCATTGTCGGAATATATAGCATAAAACTAACATTAATTATTATGATATTATGGCTAAATCAGAAATTTTATTCAGAATCATCCGCAAATGGGAAGGTGGATGGAGTGACCACAAAAATGACAAAGGTGGCAAAACCAATATGGGGATAACCTTGTCTACGTGGAAATCATGTGGTTATGACAAGGATGGTGACGGAGACATTGATGCGGATGATTTACGCATGATTACTCCGGACGACGTTTTTCATGTTTTCAAGAAGTATTATTGGGACCGTTACCAAGCGGACTTCATACACAACCAGTCCATTGCGAATATCTGTGTGGATTGGGTGTGGGCCTCCGGACGTCCCGGTATCACAAGGGTACAACAACTACTGCAAATCAATGTAGACGGCATCGTAGGGCCTCAGACGGTTGCAAGTATCAATCTGGCCAACCAACGGCAGCTGTTCGAAGCTATCAAGACAGACAGAATCCGGTTTATTGAAGAAATCTGTAAAAGGGACCCGTCGCAGCTTGTATTCCGGAAAGGATGGCTGAACCGGATCAATGATTTCAAGTTCTCTGTCTGCTGAATTCTTGTCCTTTTTTCCACTCTTTTCAGCCTTTAGTTTTGTGTCCGGAACTAAAGGCTTTTTTATGGCAATAACTGAAGAAAAGAGTTTAATGACCTCCGAGAAATTCAATCGAGGAGTTGAGAACTGGACGTGGAAAGTCAGGAATACCTCCGTAAATATTCTACAACGGACACACGCAACCGGCAGATTGCGTAGGGAACTGCAATCCCGTTGGCTGAAAGACCGTGAAGGTGGACCGGCTTATGTCGGTCTGGGTTTCCGCTTTGCCCGGTATGGTGCGTACCGGGAATATGGCGCCGGGCGTGGATATATCGTCAAGAACGGAATTATAATGAAGGGACATTCGGCATGGAGCGATAAGAAGAAACGTCAGGAACTGCGTTCTCTACGTGTTTCTGAATATCGCATCCGGCGCATGCGTACCGTTGATGAACACTATGCCGTTATCCGGCGAAGTCCCCTACCCTGGTTAGACCCTCCCATTGTGGATAACATCGAATCACTGGCTGATTTATCCGGAGAGTATTACGGTGACCAGGCACTCAAGAATGTGCTTCAGAAGTTTGATAAAATAACAATTGAAAAACGTTATGGCAAAAAGTGACAAGACTGTCAAAAGAGGTGTCTACTTGTACATCGATGGCAAGGAAATTAAGAATGACATCAATTCCATTGATTTGGAGATGAAACGCCTACAGCGTGACATTAAGGAAATGACACGCGGCTCTGAGGAATACAACCGCACCATGGCGAAGATACAGCATCTTCAGGGGATTTTAAAACGGCATCGCCAGGAGATAAAAGGCATCACCACCGAAACCAAGAAAGCGACTGTCAGTATTGGCAGTATGGTGGACTGGTTCAACCGTTTCGGTGGAGTTATCTTGTCCGTAATAGGTTTCCTGACCGGTTTTACCCTTGCCTTGCGCGCCATCAGAGACGAACGCAACAAGTTGGAGGAGTCCCAGGCCGGGCTGAAAGCCTTGACCGGACTTGATGATGACAGCATTGCCTGGTTGACCGGGCAGGCCAAGACGCTTTCCACCACCATGACAAAAGAGGGCTTGCGTGTCCGCCAGTCGGCAGCCGAAATCCTGGATGCGTTCATGCTGGTCGGTTCAGCCAAGCCGGAACTGCTTGGAGACAAGGAAGCGCTCAAGGCTGTTACGGAGGAAGCCATGCGATTGCAGGCGGCAGCCAAAGACATCACCCTGAACGAAGCGGTTGATTCACTTACTTTATCACTCAACCAATATGGGGCAGCGGCAGACCAGGCTGGACGGTTTACCAACGTATTGGCTGCCGGCTCCCAGGCAGGTTCCGCCAATATCGCAAGCCAGGCAAAGGCTATCCGGAATGCAGGTACCGCAGCGGCTTCGGCCAATGTTCCCATTGAACAGACGGTCGCATTGATTGAAACGCTTGCCTATCGGGGTATAAAGGATGAAGTGGCCGGAACGGGATTGAAGAAATTCTTTCTGGTTCTTCAGACCGGAGCAGACGAAACCAACCCAAAAATCGTCGGGTTGGATAAGGCACTGGAGAATCTGAAGAACAAGAATATGGATGCAGGCGCCATCAAGAAGATGTTCGGGGAGGAAGGCTACAATACCGCATCCGTAATCCTTCAGAACACGAAGATGGTGAAAGACTTCACCGCTGCCGTCACCGGTACCAATGTGGCGTATGAGCAGGCGGCCATAAACAGTGATACTGCACAGGCCAAACTGGAGCAGGCACGTAATAAGATGAAGCTGGCAGCCATTGACCTTGGCGAGAAGTTGAATCCGGCTCTGACGGTGAGTACGAATATGCTGACCAATGTGCTCAAATATTTACCGGGATTGATTGACTGGTGCAAAAAATGGGGTGGTACTGTATTGTGGCTTAGTACGATATTGCTTGTATATGCTACCCGGCTGAAGATAATTACAGCATGGTATTCTATTTGGAATTCACTTACCAAAATTGCGACAGTTCTCAATTTGGCTTATGCCGCATCAATGAATACATTGTCTGGTTATACAGTGACATCATTTGGAAACTTGCGTAAATTATCAATGCTCATGCAAGGACATTCTGTTTTACTTAAATCACTACGTACCGCCACTTATTTATATGCCGCTGCCGTGCAGGTTTTACACGGGCGCGTTGATTTGGCTGCCAAATCGCTGAAAGCAGCTTGGACTATTATGTCCAGCAATCCGATTGGCTTACTGGTTACATTAGTTCTTGCAGCAGCTACCGCATCCTACAAACTGACACAACGCACCAAAGCTTATTACGACCTAAATAAAGTCAATGAGAAAATTACAGAAAAATCAAATGATGAATATGCGCGTCAATCATCACTGATTGAACAGTTGACCACCAAAATACACAATAATAATCTTTCCAATTTTGAACGTAAAAAGGCAATTGTACAATTGCAGGCTATTATTCCGGATTATAATGCAGAGATTGATAAAGAGGGCAAAATCATCAATGAAAACACAGAGGCACTTGACCGATATAATGCCGTATTAGCAACCAATATCGAATTAAAAGAGGTTGCCGACGAACTGGATAAGCACCGGATCAACCTGATGCGCCTTCAAAAATCCCCGGCATTGAGTGACAATTCACCGATGGGGTCGATGGCTCGCGAGGATGTTCGCAACAAGATTTCCCAAGAAGAAGAGATTGTTGAATCTTTAACTGCACGTTATAAGAAACTGGTACAAGAAAAATGGAAAGCATTGAATCCGAACACTCCTAAAAACAATCCCACCGGAGGCAATGACGGTGGAAAATGTCCGATATGTGGAAACAAACCTTGTACCTGCGATAAAAACAACACTTCCAAAGACAAGTTCGCCCAAGCTGAAGCCGACTACTACCGACGTATCGCTGACATCAAACGGAAGTACCTCGCTGACGATAAGATGACCCAGGAAGAATACAACAAGCAGATGCGGGATGCAGAAATACAACTGCTCAACGATAAGCTGAAGGTCAAGGGGCTTGAGCCTTCAGAGATTCAACGTATCAATGACCAAATACTTGATGCGGAAATAAAGGCGCGTGATGAATTGCGCAGGCTTGATGAACAGTCTGCCAAGGATGAAGAGAAACGCCGTAAGGAGCAGGCAGAAGAGACGTTTTCCCGTTTGGACAAAGAGTACCAAATGCAGGTGGAAGCTGCCGCCATGTATCATTATGAAAACAGGACTTCCGAGGAGGAGTATTTCAATGAGCTGCGCAGACTGCAAGATGTATATTACCATAAGGTTCTCAATGACGCGGCAATCAGTGAGGAGAAGAAAAACCAGGTACGTGAACAGATGCGTAAACGTAATCTGAAGGATGCCCAAAAAGATGCTGAAGAAGAAAAACGGATTGAACGTGAGAAGTTTGACATACTGTCTGACCTGGCGAAAGGCTTCGGAGAGACCATGGCGCAATTCTTCACGGACTCCGAGGTGTCTCTCAAGGACTTCCTGAAGAATATTCTTACTATGTCGCTTGATGCGTTGGAACGTATGATGATTATGGCCGTTACCGAACGCACCATCAAGAATATAGGTTCACTCGGCTTCGTAGGTGTAGCTAAAGCTGCCGGAGAGATTGCTCTGATAACTGCCGCATTTGAGACAGCCAAAGGGCTTATCTCCAATTTCTACACCGGCGGCTTTACTCCGTCCGGTGACTGGAATCAGCCGCAAGGTATTGTACATTCCAATGAATTTGTCGCCAACCGTTTTGCTGTGGCCAACCCGAATCTGCGACCGATATTCGACGCCATTGACGTGGCACAGCGTAGCGGTAATGTTGGTAATCTGACAGCTGAAGACATAGCGGCTGTAGCAGGTTCCAGAAAGAGTACACGTACCGTACCAGCCAAGGCACCTGCTGCCAGCGCCACAACGACGACCAATGACCCGGCTATGGTGGCGATGCTGATAGAATGTACCCGCGTATTGCGGAAGCTTAAAAACAGGCTGGATGCCCCTTTGGTAGCGGAAACTTATGTTACCGGCAAACGGGGTATCAACCAGGCACAAAAAGAATATCAGAAGTTGAACAACAATAAATCACGCAACAAGCAATGACAGAATTATACATTGACGGGCAATTGGCCGCCCTTCCTGAAGGGTTCAACATTACGTTCACCTCCGAGAATCCGTATTTCACCCGCAGTTCCAATTACTCCTTGGACATAGAACTCCCCATGCCTGCCAATCATGCCATATTCAAGCACGTGAACAGACTGGATGTGACAAAAAAAAAGACTATCCTTCCGGCCACACTCATCGTTGACGCCAGATGCCTGCTTTACGGCAGTGCGGTTTTACTCTCAGTAGAAGATGCACTGGTTAAGGTACAGCTCGTATCGGGTAATGCGGAATTTAATCTGCTGACGAATGATGATCTGTATATTGACGAACTTGATTTAGGTACAATCAGTTGGCCGAACAACAATCAGAACCGTTTCCAGCCACCTGCCAATATGGTGAACTACTACGGTTCGGTGGACGACATTGAAGCTGTATGGTTGCCGGTGTTCTATCAGGAAGCCAAATGGGAGAACCTTCAAAACGATGCAATCTATGAGTTCGGCACGAACAATTTTACCCTTTGCCCCTATTATGGCCGTCGATGTGTACAACCATACCTTTTGACAGTCATCAAGAGAATAGTGGAGTATTTTGGCTATACGTTCGATACCTCCTTCTTTGATAACAATTTCTTGCGGAACGTTTATGTATGCAGCGCGGTAAGCAGCAACCGAGTGGCCGCCGCATTGCCGCACTGGACTGTTTCCGAATTCTTTGATGAACTGGAGAAATTCCTTTGTGCGGTTACAGTGGTCAACGAACGCACCAAAGTGGTGAGTCTCGTAGGGCTTAACGATTATTTTACAGAATCCGGAAAGGAGATTATTCCTGCATCCTCCCTGCTACGGGAGTTCACTGTGGATATTGAAGATGAAAAGAATGAGAAAGACTTGAGCACTGGCAATGTGGGCTACAATCTACCTTCCCATACGGATGACGGCTATCTGCGGATTGAAAGGGACATCATAGAAGCTGCATACAAACAAGAATATGATTCTTACGATGCAATGCTGGCCGCATACAACGGAATGGGTGACAGTGACAAGAAAAGTACAATCTTTATTGTTGGTAAACGGTATTATATCAACTACAATGAAAATGATAAGAATACGCTGCGTGAAGTCAATTTGTATGCGGATTTAATCCGTGACCCGGAATCGTCCGATGTAGAGACCTCACTCGGAATCGTCCCGGCTAAAATTATTCAGTTCAATGTCGGTGTGTATGGCTCTGTAGCTGATTACGATTTGTCCCGTCCGTACACCTCCATGGTATTGAACATACCCGCGGTGGGCTACCAGGCTACTGTTGCCAAGCAGGAGCGCTTCAATGTCCAGGAAGCCATAAACGGTGACGTGGAGCTGAAGGAGAAGCAGGGAAAAAACGGGCACATGGAAGTGGCTGTCAATACCGGTAAGTTCAACCGGCAGAACGTAACTTACAGCGGTCAGACACATGCCTATGATTATGCCTATCCTTTTACGGACTACCAGCAGAAGACCGGAGCACAGCTCACGGACTTCCTTCCGTATTCCCTAAGCTTGAACGATGTTTGTCCGGACAGTGTCGGACATCGGTTGTCGACACTCAGTCTGTTTCACTCCAATATCCCTTACACAATCCAGTTCCAAGCCAATAAGCTGCCAGATGTGAATAAGGTGTTTCTTATAGGCAACAAGCAGTATTTGTGCGAGAAGATTGAGACGGAAATAGATGTTGATGGATTAAGCAAGGTACTGAAGGGAACTTTTTACCGGATAGAATAATAATGTTAAAAAGACATCTGCCTCTCAAAAATAACTCCTTTTTCCCTTGCGTAATTACCAAAAGGTTATTATATTTGCACTGTCATTAAGAATCGCGATCTTTTTATGACTGAAGAAGAAGAGCTAAAGGCTCGGATTGAAGCTGCGAAAAAAGACCTCAGCTTCTTTTCCCTCTATTGGGATGATATTCAGAATACTGATTGGATTTCCGATAAGGAGCTTGAGGAAGGCATCAATGATTGTCTCGATGACTTGAATGATGCACAAGACAAGCTGAATGAAAACGGTAGCCCTCCTTGAGGGGGCTACTTTTTCTCTAACATATAATTTTTAGGCTTATGGACGTACAGAAAGAATTGGGAAAATGGAAGTCGAAATATGTAAAATGCAATACTCCGGAGGAATTGGCCGACCATAAGAAACGTTTCAGGGCTTTTCTGCAGACGCTTTCACCGGAGGATAAAAAAGCGTTTGCGCAAGCATTCCAAGATGGTGCCAGGCAATCAATCGATGAAGCCCAAGCCATTGTGAAAACAGTGGAAATCAGGCAGACCTTAGAAAAAGTATTGCCTTTCGCTTCTATGTCGTATATTGCCCAGCACTATTTTGGCAGAACACGCCAATGGCTATATCAACGGATTAACGGAAGTGCGGTAAACGGCAAACCAGCCAACTTCACCGCTGATGAACTGAATACTCTGTCTTTAGCTCTATCCGAGCTTGGCGACATAATGAAAGATACTTCCCGGTCTATTGCGAGGCCGTAAGGTTTTAAATGTGATAGAGGGCTTCCACGGGCTGGAAGCCCTTTTTTTGTTGCCCATGAAGGGTAGTCTGGCGATAAATAATCAGATATGGTGCGGAGAAATAAAAAATCCCCACAGTGGCTCGAAGCTGTGGGGACAGAATGTTCAATAAAACGTCTATCAAGCTATGGATAGCGAGCCTAATTTGTTACAAATGTCGTGGATGGCATTATTAAAAATCAGCCTGTCCTGTTCACTTAGCGTATAGACACGGCCACGTACCTTGTAGCCATAAATACGCTGTTGCAGCCAAGCCGTACTTTTCCCGAAATAATTACGGGCGATATAAGAGATTGGCACAATTTCCTTCATCTCCTTTATCTTCTCCTGCAAGGCTATTGTACGGTTCAGCTCCTCCGCTTCTTTAGCCAGTTCGTGATACCCGTTCAACAGCCAGTCGGCAATGGCTTCTGAATCGGCTTTCGTGGTGTAATGTTCTTGTATGTACAAGAACTTCTGTTGGTATTCCTCTTCCTTGTTGGTTGAATCTCCATTTAGAATGGCAGTAAGTTCCTTCAGTTCGTCATTGATTGTTTTCATAAGCAATTTTTTTTTGCCCCCTCTTTTCGTCCGAGGGGGCTGTTTTTACTTTTCTAATTCTTTTAGTTTGGTTTCCAGCATTTTTATCAGATGGTCTATTCTCAATTTTTCATCAAGTATGGCGTTCATCTTCTCTTCCGGTAACCCTTTACTGTTTTCAAATGCCCATTTCAGCATCTTTTGTTTCAACCTTAGCTCGGTTAGCTTCTGGGCAATTAGCAAAATCTCTTTTTTGTTTTCCATTACTTCCTTGTTTTATTGAACACTACAAAGATACATAGTATTTTTGATATGTGCAATAAATACATAACAAATTTACTATGTATTATTGTTTTTTATGCACACAGGGGGATGAAGAATTATCAGCGGAAACTATCCATAAAAGAACAGTTCAAAGTCGCAGGAAAAGTCATAGGGGCTGTAAGTGCCGTGGTTGGCATCATATCGTTTCTGCTTGGGTTGTTATTTTAGTGATGCCCCTAAAGTATAGCAGATATAAGAAATGGCGGCTACAAACATCAAGCCTGCTATCCAAAAAAGTGTACGGAGTATTTTGTAATATGAAGTGTTCATAGCGAATTGTTTTTTGCAAAAATAATCAATCCTTTTTGATTATCCGTAACTTTTCCCCATCTTTGCCTTGCCCAATATAAACCAAACGTTTCAATTCCTTATGCCGTGCAACCCGTACTCAATCGGGTTCCGGGTGGTTCCGGTGGGCGTGCGGCATAAGGAATTGATTATTTAGATATGGAACTAAAAGATTTTATAAAGAAAACTGTTTTGCAGCTTGCACAATCTGTTGATGAATTAAATAATGAAATGCCTGGTAAATTGATTGTCAATCCGGCAACAGTATCAGGAGCAGGCAAAAATCCCCATGTTGAGATACAAGGATATATGCACAATGTCATGGAAATAAATTTCGACTTGACACTAATAGCTGAAAACACAGCTGGTTCTCAAGGTAAGATAGGAGTGATGGCCGCAGTTCTGAATGCAGGAGGTAGTTGCGAAGAAGGCAAAACAAATAAATCGGAGAATAAAATAAGGTTTACTTTACCGGTAGTTTTACCCGCTGTAGAGGTAAGTGCTTATTAGAACTTTCCTTTAATAAACGAATACAGTCTTTGTACTTCATAGATTACATCTCTGTCTGTGCCTTGGCAGGAACGTGAGGCATATTTAACACAGCGCTCACGCAAACGGCGGTCAAAGTAAGATTTTAGCGTTTGTAGCATTTTTCTCATAATGATTCTTTTTTTGCAAAAATACTATAAATAATTGAAGTCGAAGCGGAGAAACAAAAAATCTCCGCTTTTCTTTTGCCATTTCAAAATAAACTCTCATCTTTGTGGTGCGTTTCATTTTGAGAAGGCGAGATTGTTCGCCAACTTTTGCCGTTGGCATTTTTTATGCCCAATGGTATCATATAGTTCCGACCCCCGTGTGGAGTGTTAATGCACCCACTGCCTTCTCAAGGTGAAACGCAACGGGAAAGCGGAACTTTCTTTGTTTATAAGTTTTCCGTTTTTTGGAGAAAGTTCCCTTCCCGTCTTTTATTGGAGCATTGTTATTGTTTTATTTAAATAGCGTTTCATTATGAGAAAACAAGCCCAAAGCGCCCGCGGACGCTATGTATCCGCAGAGAAAGTCCAAGAACTGTTTGCCCAGTTGGGTATTGAATTGTGCGCCGGACGCAAACGTATCCGTGCAGCACGTAGCGACAAATCCATTTCCATCTATGTCAATGGTGGGACAGTCAACATCACCTTTAATGAGAAAGGAGGCAAAGCATGATGTTCTTTGTTTACCATCTGCAGACCTATTCCCCCAAGAACCGGGCATGGAAAAAGGTTATTGATTATGTAGAGAAGTATAAAAACGTTCTTATCAAGGATGAACTTTCCCTGGATGCACTCAAGCATGAAATAGGCGATGTGGTTAACCGCATCAATGCCGAACACCCCAAGATGAAACGTATGAAATGTACTGCTACTCCTTTGGGACGTGACTGTACTATACGCATCGAGGCACATGTCATAAGTGGTGGATGCCCCGACACGGTATTCTTTCTCGATATTTGCAAGGTACGTTCCGTTTATCAGTTCAGTGAGAAGGCGAATATGCTGGAGCAGGAAGGAGGTGAGAATGGATAATACTACCGTTAATGGAATTGTACTCAACGATTCCATATCTAATTGCTTATTGAAATTGCAAAATAATCGAGCAGCATCTCTTGCAGAATTGTTGGATGATAGTATCGGCTTTCTTCTTGAATACAGTGGTTATTTCTATGACAATTCAAAAACATTTTTGGATGTTTTAGCAACATTACATAATGCCCGTACCGAATTTTTAGGCCTTATCCCTAATCAGAAAGGAGGTGCCCAATGAAAAAGCCTATAGGATTCCGTTCTTATCAAAACGACGAAGAACCGGACAAACGAGACGAATTGGAGAAGCAACAAGCCGAGCGGCAGAAAGCCATAGCAAACTTCATCGGCCAGAACTATTCACCCATCGGTACCACTTCACAGAAATGTTACAAGACCACCGCTGAACTGGTATATGAGCTGTCGAACATTGTCGATGTCGCTCCGATGGCGCTGGCCAAACAACTGGCTGATGCCGGGTACCATGTAGAATATTTGGCAGGACAACCCTACTGGGTGATGTACGAGAGAGCATAAATTCGTGCGGCTGCACCTCATTTTGTACGAACTTGTACAAATCGGTGCAGCCGCATTTATTTGATAAATAAAATGTTATGAGTTATCCGCACGATTGTACGGCTTTTACCCCTATATTATAGAGTGAAGCTATTGAAACATTGCATGCCTTCCCTCTTACTCTCATCCATGACGTGCGCATAAATCATCGTTTCCCGGATATTGCTATGTCCAAGCAATTTTTGCAGGCTGGATAAGTCTTTTGTTTTCCGGAGATAAATAGTTGCAAACGTATGTCTTCCTGTCTTGGCCGATATTTTTTTGTTAATCCCCAGTTCTTTGGCAATGGCCTTTAACTGTCGGTTAACGACCTGGTCACATTGAACGTTCCTGAACAGACGTCCTTCTTCCCTACCCTCTGCCCATTCTTCCAGAAGTTTTTCCGCAGGTACCGGCATCGGAATCTTTATCGGTTCCGGTTTACAGTTCCGGTTCTTCACACGGTAGTAAGTCAGCACATCATTGTTTACCTGCTCGATACAGAACATACGTGCATCCGTAATGTGCATGCTCGTGAAACACATGAAAAGGAAGAAGGCCAAGGTCAGCTGAAGCTTTTCCGGCAATGTTCTTTGATAGTATAATTGCACGAACTGCATCAGCTCCTCCTCTGTCAGATAGTCCACATCGCTTTTTATTCTTTTGATATGGAATTCCTGGAAAGGATTTTCTTCTATATAGCCCTTTCTGTAGGCTGCGGTGACATATATCTTAATGGTGGACATATTACGTTGTGCAGTTATCTCTGTATTTCCAAGCTCCTTTTTCATGTAAATCAGGTAGTCAGTCAGATAATCCGGAGTAAGGTCCCGGAACTGTAACAGTTCATTATATGCCTTGAACTTTTTCATACAGCTCAGATGATGCTTGAACGTTCCCATCTCTATTCGCCGGCTGTAGGTTTTCATATGCTCCTTCACGAAATCATGGAAAGTCTTATAATCACTTGGATTGTTATACTCCCGCATGAAAATATCTTTTGTCAAAGCCTGGTTCCTCAGCCGGAACTTCACCAATATATCGTTGACACGTGCTTTCAGGTTACTCACAATAAGATTTATATCCTTTGCTTCCTTACTGTTTCCTTTGAGAAGTCCGCTTTTCTCGTCAAATTTAGCAGCAGGCACAGACACTTTGCAAGGAAGCATTAACTTTTCCTTACCGAGATAAAAGGTTATATATAGCGGAGCATTGCCCTCTTTGGTCAATCTCTGCTTGTTCTGGATGACTCTTACCGTACTCATTTTTGTTTTCTAAATTATTTCTACCCACCGGAAAAGTGGAACTACGGAAAGCTGTGTTTCTGCTATGTTACCTACTTTTTGCACAAATTCTGTCGAAATTGGCAAGGTAGTAAGCCGTTGATACCCAGCTAAACGACGAAAGGCAAGCAGTCTTTTTATCGACTACTTGCCTTATCGTTGTGATTCCGTTGCGATTCGAACGCAAGACCCACGCCTTAGAAGGGCGTTGCTCTATCCAGCTGAGCTACGGAACCAGCCTTAATTGCGGTGCAAAGGTACGCTTTTTTACGAATATTGCAAATTTTTGTATCACCTTTTTTCGTTACCTATGTATAAAAGGCTCATTTGCTACATAAAAAGTAATGATTAGTTACCTTTACAAATAAGATACACGGTATTTATATACAGATGTATTAAAACATTTTGCAAATTATCAATGTTACTAATTATAAAAAGTAAAAATATGGAGGAATATTCAAGTAGGAAAAGTAGCATTGACCCGAAAATGAATGAAAGAGTAATAACAACTAAATTTTAAAGAGATGGAATGGGAAAATCAGTTGATACAAGAATTGCAATGGTCAAATAAAATCAGCAATAAGGCGAGTAAGGAATTGGTAGCCCAGGAGATTGCCGGACTGGCCAAAGACGGTGATGTCATAGGAGCAGGCTCCGGCTCTACCGTTTATCTCACTTTGTTTGCATTAGCTCAACGAGTTAAACAAGAATCTTTGCATATAGAAATCATTCCGGCATCTGCCGAAATTTCGATGACATGTATACAGCTTGGCCTGCCGCAAACTACTCTGTGGAATAAGCGTCCGGATTGGACATTCGACGGTGCAGACGAAGTGGATCCGCATAATAACCTCATCAAAGGACGTGGTGGAGCCATGTTTAAGGAGAAACTTCTCATTAAAAGCAGTGGTAAGACTTACATCATTGTCGATGAGAGCAAGCTTGTCAGCAAACTGGGGAGCAAATACCCCATACCGGTGGAAGTGTTTCCACATGCTCTCTCCCATGTGGAAAACGAGATACGCTTATTGGGAGCTTCAAAAATCAGCCTACGTCTTGCAGAAGGAAAAGACGGTCCGGTATTTACCGAAAACGGTAATTTCATTCTTGACATTCATCTCAGCAACATTGTTCCTGATTTGGAACAGAAACTGAAAGCCATTACCGGGGTTATCGAAAGCGGGCTGTTCATCGGTTATGACATTACAGTCCTAATGGCAAACCGCTGATGTACCAAAGTACAAATAAGGTGGTCCATGCCAATAGAATGACTAAAGAATATCTCCAAGTATACTTCAGCAGTGAACCATAAGTGGATTGCCTATCATATTGCTGCATATAGGTCAAGACAAGTGGCATGTAGAACATAAAAGGTGTTATGGCATTTGTTGCACTGTCACCTATACGAAACGCACATTGGGTCATATCCGGCGAAATGCCCATACTTGCCAATACCGGAACAAAAATGAAAGACATAAAAGCCCATTTAGCTGTGGCAGATACCATAAAGAGATTGACCAGCGCCGTAAAAAGAATGAAGAGAATCAATATCCATAAACTACTCAAAGAGGCGGAGGACAGCAGATTAGCGCCTAAAATGGCAATGCACTTGTCCAAGTGGGAATATTCAAAACAAGCAAACATCTGTGAGGCAAAGAAAGCTATCACAAAATAAACGCCCAGCAGTTTCATCGGCTGCGTAAGTCCTTCTATCACATCACCGTCCGTACGGTATCGGCCGGAGGCAAAACCATAGACCATCCCCATCAAACCTATTCCAAACGAAAGCAAAAACAGAATACCAACTATAAACGGAGAACGAATCAACCCACCATTGACACTCCGCAATATCCCCCATGAAGAGAATGTAGCCCACAGAATAATGGCAATATACAGCAAGCCTGCAAATACAGCTCCCAACATAGCTCTCCGTTCCTTGCGTGACAATTGCTTGTAACCATTAAAATGAATATCCCCTGCGTACTCTCCCAAACGTGGCAACAAGCTCCTGCGGGTAATATGATAAATGATGAATGCAAGCAGGAACGTGGAAACAAAGAGAAAATAATAATTGCACAGCGGTCCAGTCTGCCCCGGAGCAATATTCATCCTATCAGCCGCTTCTTGCGTTACAGAGGCAATCATGGGGTCTAATGTACTCAAAAACACATTAGCGCTATAGCCACAAGAGACTGAAACATAAGCTGTAATTATACCTCCAATGGGGTGCAGACCGACAGACTGGAACAAAGTTGCAGCTATCGGCAACAGAATGATATATCCTGCATCTCCCACTATATTGGACAACAGTCCTAAGACAATGACCAGCAGAATAATGCGCCAAGGATCACGTGGACGTCGTACCCCCCTGCGAATACATGCATCGATGAAACCCGAATGCTGTGCCACCCCTATTCCGAACATAGCCACAATCACCAGCCCTAACGGAGCGAATCCCGTAAAATTGGTTATGACATGGCGCAGCAGCCAGCGTATGCCCTCCGGACTCAGCAGGCTCTGCACCCGTATTTCTTCTCCAGTCTGCGGTTGCAGCACGCTCAGGCCATAGACATCGAATATCCATGAAAGGAGGATGACTGCCAGCGTCAGCAGGAAGAACATCGTAGCGGGATGTGGCATTCGGAGTTTACTCATCGTCGGCTTCCAGATTGTCTATATTCAAGATTCGAAGTTCCAATGCACGCACCACCAGACGAGTGGCATTCACCCCCACCCGTTCACTAGGCGGGAAAAGACGGCCGACCAAGTCATTCTGCCGTTTCTCCAGCGACTTGACTCCAAAAGGCATTCCCCTAAGATTGGCAATCATTTCTTTGGTATAGCCCAGTGCCAAATGACGGAGGAAACGCTCGTCATACTCATCAATATCATAGCTTATGATTGCTTCCTGACGTTTTGCATCATTCAGGACAGATTTCTTGAAGCGTTCCACTATCTTCTCCAGTATCGGATAGTTAAAGACCAGCTTCTTGCCGGCCATCACTGCCTGCACATCGGTTTTGGTCAGCAACTCTCCGGTTTTCAGGATAATGCCGTCGGCACCGGCTTCAAGTACGTCCACCCATAACTTCTCATTCAATATTTCTCCCGTGAATATCAGCACATGTACTCCCGGATAACGCTTGAAGATATTCCGGCAGATGTCCACCCCGATTGTGGTCGAACCTCCCAGTCCCAAGTCCAGCAGAACAAGATCCGGCACGCCGGCTTCAATCAATGTCCAGAACTCCTGCTCAGTCATAGCAGTACCTATTACCTCCGCATTGGGAATTTCATGGCGGAAAATCTCTTCCGTCCCTTTCAGCTCCAACTTGACATCTTCAACGATGATTACTTTAAATTTTTTGTCTTCCATATTTCATTTTTTCGGTAGCGTAAAATATATTGTAAAACCTCCTTCCTTTCCCGGTTCGGCATTGATACGGCATCCCCGGCGTCCGGCAAACTCGTCATGGTCGCGGATAATCTGCTTGCACACCAGATATTCCGTACCATACAGTTCTCCTTTCTCACCGGCCGTCATGCGGGACAAGTCGGGATAGAACAATTGGTTCAATTCTTCACGGGTCTTTTCCCTGCGCATATCTGTAAACAGAAAACGTATAAATTCCCCATCTTCCCGGGCCGACAGACAGACAGCTCCATCCAGAGTTACGGAGCAAGCCTCGTCTATCAGGTTTTCAAGCAGGAAACGCAACTGGTTCCAGTCACCGGTAATCCGTCCTTCCAACGGTTGTATCTTAAAATCAATATGCGCCTTGTTTCCCTTATACACTTTGCGGAAATATTTCCCGGCAGTAGCCATAAGTTCCGGCACAGATATTGTCGCACGCCTGAAAGTCACCTCTTCCAACTGGCGGGAAGCGCATGAACTGAGTGTCGTAAAGATACCTTTGTAATACTCTATCAATTCGCTGATGGCAACCACCGTTTCCCGCTCCTCCGCTTCTGTCTGTTTGCCGGACCGCAGTTTCCCTATCAGCTGCTTTATCTTGTTCGGATAATAAATTGTTTCATGCTTGATGGTCGAAAGACAATTATCCAGCACCATGTTCTGTACATGCAGCAAACTGTCTTCCCAGGAAGCTCGCCGGGCTTCATCTTGAGCCACTTCGATGTCCCGGTATTTCGTAGCCAACTTAACCACTGCATTGAAGATTACAATGGAGACATAACGGGCTATCAGTTCCAAAAGCAAATGGTCGGTCTCCTGCTCCGTACCTTCCCTGCGTTCCAGACACAGCACACCTATGCAACGACACATATTTCCCGCATCCACAACAAGCGGCAATGTTTGTATACCCTTTTCCGATATGTACTCTTGCTGCTCAAAGCAATTCTCCATATATTTCCTCCAGATAGGCAACTCGTCCACGGCGGTATCTTCCACTGGATTGGAAGTGTATTCCAGCTTATGTGTAGTCTCGTTGTATACAGCTATGCTTAACCGGTCGATACTCAAAAGTTCGTTCACTGCATCAAAAGCGGAACCTACAATCTGCCGCGGGATTTCCTTCAATGTATCCTCCTCACGCTGCAACATTTCCTCCATATCCGAAACCGGCAACAAGGAGGCATTGAACACCTTTCCATTAATTTCCAGTACTTGCTCCAGATTCCAGCGGTTCACCAGACGTTTACGGAAGTAGAGTATGTAATATCCCAACAGCAATACGAACAGCAAAATCACCGCCAGCAAAATGCCCACCATCTTGTTGTTGGTGGAACGCTCCAGCTGCCGGCAATATTCTTCCAAGGATTGGTCTTCTCCCAACAGTTTGTACAAGGTGGTGTAGGCAGCATTATTATAACTATAGTCATCCCATTGCTTCAATGCAAGAAATGAGACTGCCGCTTCATTCCTGATATCCAGAATTACATGGAAATCCGAATTGAACATCTGGTTCCACCAATCCAGTTCCGCAGGCGTCCCGTCTCCGGTCAGCGTCATATAGCGATGTATAGGATGGGCGTATTGCTTGTAATGTTCGTTCAGGCAATACATTGCCGAATCTATGTATTGTAAAGCCAGTTCGTATTCTCCGTCCACATTGCAGTAATAAGCTTCATTGGCATAATCGGAGGCTTCGTCCAGCAAAGCTTCGTATTCATTCTGTGCAAGCAGTGCCAAAGAATCCGGCAACACCTCTCCGGAAGCAGTCTGTTCCACAGCATGCCGGCAGGATGACATGCACAAAAACAACACGACGAGCAACACCGACACAGACTTACGGATACCGGCAGGCAGACGGAAATAAAAACGGCTGCCTTTTCCCAGCCCGCTCTCCACATTGAACAGACAGACCTTGAACAAATCATTCGTCTTGCGATATTTTTCAATGATGCCCTTACAGTTCATCAGTCCAAAGCCACTTCCTTTGTTCTTCCTCAATTCCTCCTTGTCGGGAGCGTCACTCATACCGATGGCTTTTGAGTCATATACTTTTTCTCCCACGATGCGAGCTACATCTTCCGGTGACAATCCACAACCATTATCCTCTACCGAGATTTCCACGTAATCCTCCTCCTGCCGTGCATATACTTTCACCATACCGCCCTGAGGGGTATATTTACGGGCATTCTCTGCCAGTGTATTTATCATAAACAATGTAAGGGCTTTGTCTGCCTTCACCCGGATATCCGTAGGCTGCACCTCCAACGACTGTCTCTTCATCTCGAATGTACGGCTTCCTTTCCTGAGCAGCTCGAAAAGTTCATTCAATTCGAACGTCTCTATGTTCAGGCTAAGGCTTCCTTGCTTCATCTTTATCCAAAGGGCAAGAATATCATTGTATTCGTTGATGGTAGTAACCAACTCGTCGATATACTGGTATTTCTCCTCCTTTATCCGTTCCTCTTTGATGAATCCTTTTTGAGTCAGTTTCTGCACTTCGTTGATGATACGGTCTATGTACGGATGAATCCCGTTGACAATAGCCATACATGCTTTCTTTATCAGATTTTGCCGTTTGTTCCCCGCGATGTGCTGCTCGTAAATGTAGCGTTGCTTTTCCAGTCTGCGGCGCTCATCCCCAAGGGAGATGGACGTCATGCCGTTGTCGATTGCCCATTGGATATAGGGGGTTATCACCCGTACCATCGCCTGCTCATCCTTGCTCATCCGACGCGGGAACACTAATTGCCCGTTGTCTATGCGGATGTCCTTCACTCCAAACAGCTTTTCCAATTCCGGGCAGACAGCCGTCCGGATAGAGTCGATGATTTCCTCCTCAGTCTGTGCATCTGCCGGAATGGATGCCGTTATCTTCTGACAGATATCCAGCATCAGCTGCAGACGGCGGAGATGCACTCTGTTCCGGTCTTTGGAACGCTTGTTGAAAAACCAGAAAAAGAGGGATACAAGCACGAAGCCCACAATGACCAGTGACAACACGACGTTGAGTTGCCCCGCCTCCTTTTCCAATGCCTGATAGCGGCTTTCCAGTTCTTTATCCTGGCGTGTATCTTCAAGGATATCCAGGTAAATATTGCGGTTATAGTCTGATTTTTCTTTCATTCCGAGTCCTGCATACGAAACGCTCAACTGTTCACGAATACGTGAAATCCACTCGGGCACGGTTTTCAGTTTCTGCTCCATCCATGCCTTCTCCGCACAAATCGTATCTCGACGGTCAAATGCTTTCAGCCAGTCCAAACTATCGTGGCAGTCATAGAAAAGGCGGTGATGGTCATTTACACATTCCAGAGCAAGTTTTAGCGTGTCAAGAGCTTCTGTATAGTGACTGTGGGCATTCAGGTATTTGCCGATAGATACATATGCACCTGCTATCTGATACAAATCCTTGTATTGGCTGAATTTTTGCAATGCCAACTGCCCCAGACGCATGGGAAGCAGCGAATCTACCGGTACTCCAAAACGTGTCAAGGCATGGGAGCGGCGGTCTTGAAAAAATGCGTAATTATCCGGTGAAGCCATCAAGTTGGCAAGTCCCTGCACTCCATTGCCCTCAAAGTAAAGATAGCCCTTGCGCGAAGCCAACTGCCATGCGGTATAGAGCTCATCAAATTCTCTCAGTCTTCGCTCATCCGGTGTCTCACCCTCGCATAAGGCAGCAGAACCTTTGATGTAGTGATAATACAACAGCTGATTGGTATCTGCCAGCAACTCTTGTTTTTTAGTAACTTCATTAATAGAGGCTACAGCTTCCGGACGCTGTTGCAAATAATAATAATACACAGCAGATACAATATAAAATTCCGAACGGGCATAATTCAAACGCATTTGCTCGTGTTGGTCCACAAACAGATTGTCATCCTCCGCTATTCTTTTCATACGGTGCAAGGCACTATTGCGATAATCGTAGAACTCCTTGTTCAACGCCGTCCGCTGATAAATCTTCATCAAACCGATGTCGGCAATAAGGAGTTCCAGTTCATTCTTGGTCAGATTATAGACATCCATATGAAACTTTTCGGCCTGCTCAAAATCCATGCGCATAAAAGCACAAAAGCCCAGATTATTGGATGCTTCCGCTTTTCCTTGTTTATAGAGGCTGACTTCACGGTAGGCCCTTGATGCCGCATGGCAGGATGAATCCAGGTTTTTATAACGAAAAGCATAAGCCACCTGGTTTAGAGAGTCGATAAGGCGTACTTCCTTCATGGGTGCCGTTCCCATACACGAAACCATTGTTGTACAAAGGCACAACAACCCCGCAAACCATATAAAAGAAAGTCGTTTCATAAAGCAAAGCTACGAATAAATCCGGGAAAGAAAAATAATTTTTATACAATAACTCTTGTTTTATGTAACGGGAAATTCCTACCTTTGCATGCAAATTAACAAATAGGTAACATCTATTACACAAATGAGCGAAAAAGCACCCTTTATGGTATTCTCCGGAACAAATTCGAGATACCTTGCAGAGAAAATCTGCGCTAGCCTTGATTGCCCTCTGGGAAAGATGAACATCACCCATTTTGCAGATGGTGAGTTTGCAGTCTCTTATGAGGAATCTATCCGTGGCTCGCATGTATTCCTGGTTCAATCAACCTTCCCTAATTCTGACAACTTGATGGAACTTCTGCTGATGGTTGATGCTGCTAAAAGAGCATCGGCAAAAAGCGTTGTAGCCGTTATCCCCTACTTCGGTTGGGCACGTCAGGACAGAAAAGACAAACCCCGTGTTTCCATCGGCGCTAAGCTGGTGGCCGACCTGCTCTCTGTTGCAGGTATCGACCGTCTGATTACGATGGACCTTCATGCAGACCAGATTCAAGGTTTCTTCAATATTCCGGTGGATCATTTGTATGCATCAGCAGTATTCCTCCCCTATATTGAATCCTTGAAACTGGAAGACTTGGTAATCGCCACCCCGGATGTCGGCGGTTCAAAACGCGCCAGCACATTCTCCAAATACCTCGGTGTACCCCTGGTATTGTGCAACAAGACACGCGAAAAAGCAAACGTGGTTGCCACCATGCAAATCATCGGTGATGTAAAAGACAAGAATGTAGTATTGGTAGACGATATTGTAGATACAGCAGGAACCATTACCAAGGCTGCCAACATCATGCTGGAAGCAGGAGCCAAATCTGTCCGTGCCATTGCCAGCCACTGCGTAATGTCCGACCCTGCTTCTTTCCGTGTACAAGAATCCGCACTAACGGAAATGGTATTTACTGATAGTATCCCCTACTCTAAAAAATGTGACAAGGTTAAACAGTTGAGCATTGCCGATATGTTCGCCGAAACCATCAAGCGGGTGATGAACAATGAATCAATCAGTTCACAATACATTATCTAA